GATTAATCATTGTTATTTAGTTAAGCTTCCTTTGAATATTGTTAATGCCACTGATTCTGTTTTAGCTGTTAACTGGAATAACGGAACTTGTCCTAAAACTCAATATCTTAAAATCTATATTTCTAAAGCCCTCGGCACTATGATTTATGTAGATAGTATTGGTTTTGATTTTGATACTAAACAGGATCTTAGTATGATGTGGTCGGGCTGGCTTGATAGCGCGCAGTTAACTCAGATTTCTGCTTTATAACATAAAAACTTTAACGAAAAGTGAGCTTACAAAGTTTACTTTTCGTTATTTTTTTTGCTAAATTATTTAGATACTAAGAATAACTTAGGAGATTTTATGAATTTTTTAAATGCTTATAATACCTTAAGTAACCTACTAGAAGCAGAAGCAGTCCAGCAGTCTAACACAAAGTCAGCTAAAATAAAGTATTATTATAATATTGACTATAAAGTACCTTTTTATTGGAATGAAGCTGGCTATGGGCATCCTTGGTTTGAATTTGAAGGACAGACTAACACTAACTATAGAACAAATGTATATAACGAAGTTCCTGGAATCTATTTAATTGTTAATAAAATTACTTATCAAGCCTATGTCGGTAAAGCTGTAAACTTAGCAAATAGACTGTACTGTCATACACGACTCCGACAAAAGAATGATAGTGTATTTTTACATCTATCTATGAAACATCATGGGCTTGGTGCTTTTAAATGGACGGTTTTAGAAGTCATGCCAGAAGACATTTTAGCTTCCTGTGATGAAAATAAGGTTAAAAATTGGTTTATTGAAAAAGAACGATATTATATTAATAAGCTTAAAACTTATCTGCAAGTTGAACACTATAATTTAACGCCAGGTGGGGAGAATCCTCCAGTATATTTTAAATACCAAAATAACTTAATTAAGCAAGTCCAGCAATATATTGACGAGCACCCATTTGAGTCATGTTCTACCGTAGCTAAGCAGTTTCCTGATCTTAGTGGTTCAAAAGTAGTAGCTGATATAAATAATGGACTTGGACGATTTGGCAGAGTTAAGTACCGTCCAGATTTAACTTTCCCAATTAGGGATATGGGAAGCACTGCTGCAATGCGTGGACCAAAAGTAGTTGGTGCAAAATTAAATACTACTAAAACCGCTTTTTCACAAAAGTTATCTAGATATCCATGGTATTTTATTAAGACAACTAAAACAGAATCAGGTAAGTATGCGTTTGAAAGACTTGATAAATCACCAGATAAAAATTTTGTGCAAAGTCTTGCTAGCTTAGAGCTTGACTTTACAAACAATAATGATTTAAGTAAAGTTGTCCCGTATTTAACAGATAATAGATATTCGCACTATTATCCAAAACAAGGTTTTTATTTAACTAAGATTAAGCTAACCGATAAAGACTTTGACTGGTGGGCCGATCAATATTCTGCCAGAAATAATAAATAAAATTTTTTAATTTAGAAAAGGAATACATTATTATGAAATTACATGAAGAATTTAAACTTTATGAAACTATGTGGGATGAAGTTCCGTCTAATTCGTCAACTGAAAATCGTTATATCATACTTACAGGCGACTTCCCAAATAAATATTACGTGCATGGCTTGACCTCGGACGGTGAGAAAGAAGCAGTAGACATTTATAATAAAGCTATGTCACAATTGCCTAACTTTGATTGTGATATAGAGGTGGCGGAGCTCTTTGATCTTACAGGTGATGAAATAAGTCGTTTAGAGTCTATGGTAGGAAAAGAAGTAACTGGAGCAGATGCTGATTTTATCGCAGATTTCTTTGTAGACGGTAGTCGTGTAGATTCTCTACAAAATAATTTTAACGAAGTAGATACCTTACATGAATTTGTTTACGTTAATGGAAATAAAACAACTACTACTGTAAATTCTACTAGTTCTAATAAACCTAGTGTAGATTCATTAGGCCGGTTTGACCACACGCCTCGATTTAAAAGCTTACTTGCTCAAATAGACGCCGATAAACTCGCTACATACGAAGTAAGAAATTTAGGAACAAGGCTTCTTTATATAATTATAACGTCTGTAGATTTTGGCTACCGCACAAGTGTACGTATAATAGGACCATTTCGCCAAGATGGTAAAGAGTATACTTTACAATTAGGCTTGAACTCTGCTAACCATGGCGATCATCACAATTTAAGCTGGAAAGAATTGCTAGATTATCTTATAGATGAGTCAATCATAGAAAACACTAATCTGTGCAACTAATGTATAATATGTTTAGGTGACCTATTAAAATAGGTCACCTTTTATTGTATAATATAGTATATAAAAATATCTAAAAGAGGAAATGATACAATGAAAAGTTTAGCTGTAAAATATCGTCCTACTACTTTTGAAACTGTTGCTGGACAAAATGTAACTACAAGAATTCTTAATAAAGTACTTGAAAAACAGGCTTTTAAAAATGCTTATCTTTTTGCAGGCCCTTCCGGCTGCGGTAAGACCACTTGTGCTCGTATCTTTGCAAATGCTATTAATGGTGGCATTGGTGAGCCTGTAGAAATTGACGGCGCATCTAACAACGGAGTTGACCAGGTTAGGGCTATCGTTGAGTCGGCTAATCAGAGAAGCCTTGTAGGTAATTATAAGATTTATATTATTGACGAGTGTCATATGATTACTTCCGCTGGTTGGAATGCTTTCTTGAAGGGACTTGAAGATTGCCCTGAATATACTATCTTTATTTTCTGCACTACGGAGCCTAATAAGATTCCTGTGACTATTCAGAACAGAATGCAGCGTTTTAATATTGCTAAGATTGGCGCCCAGGAAATTAAAAATAGACTCTTTTATGTTTGCCAGCAGGAAGGCTTCATTAACTATGAAGATACCTGTGAACTTATCAGTAAACTTTGTGATGGCTGCATGAGAGAAGCACTTACAATGCTTGACCAGTGTGCTGACCTGTCTAATGATCTCAGTCTTGAAAATACTAAGGCTGTTCTCGGTGAGGCACCTTTTGAAAGAATGCTTAAGTTGACTAATTGTTTGATTGGTCATAATGAGCAGTTTACTCTTGTAGCTATTGAAACGCTCGCCCAAGAAGGTAAGGACCTTAAGCAGTTTGTAAATGAGTATCTTAGCTTTACTCTTGAGCTTACTAAATATATCTTGTTCCAAAATATCGGCGCAACAAATATTCCTGCGTATCTTGAGAATTCTGCTGATCTTATGATTAGCGTAAAAGCTACTACTAGTTTTGAAAATTCACTTGGTTGGTTTAATAATCTTGCTAATAAGCTTCTTGAAGTTAAGAATGCTATTAAGTATGATACTTCGGTAAAGGCGGTTGTAGAAGCATATTTCTTGCAGATTTGCAGATCAGTTTAAGCTTGGAGGGCCATTATGAATATTATTGGACAAACTAAACTACTCTCTAAAATAAATGCAATGGAGTACCTGCCTAAAACTTTAATGTTTCTCGGGCCTGCAGGATGCGGCAAGCATACAATCGCTAAGTACGTAGCAGAAGAGTTTAACCTAGACTTTGTAGAAATCGAAGAGTCTGTATCTGCTCAGGACCTTGAAGATTATATACATAAAACTATTGATACTCTTTATCTTATTAACTTAAATAAGTTTACTGAAAAGCAGCAGAATCAGTTTTTGAAGTTTATTGAAGAGCCTTCGAAGTCTGTTTATATTATTTTGATTGCGAACTCTGAGGCAGGCATTCTTAATACAATTCTCAACAGAAGTATCAAATATCATCTTGAGCCTTATACAAAAGAGCAGATTGAGCAGATTACCAATACTTCTGTTAATGACCTTGCTTTTAAGATTTTTCAGACGCCTGGCAAACTTCTTAATTTAACAGAGCAGAGCTTTAACGATGTTATGGGCTTAGCAAATACGGTAGTGCACAGCATTAATAGAGCAACATATCCAAATGCTCTTGTAGTTTCTACAAAAATCAATTACAAAGATCTGTATAATAAAATAGACTTTGACCTGTTTTTTGACGCAGTTGAGTATCTTGCCTTAGAGGACTATATAAGTAATAAAACTGAGCAGAGCTTAACAGTATTTAAAACAACAAATCAGTTTAAGCAGTATGCCACACAGCAAAATCTTATTAAAGAAATTTTGATGATAAATTATCTTACTACACTTTGGGAGGCCGTACAATGACTTTAATTGATCTTAAAAAATTTATTACTGACAAAATTGTACCGTCAGACTTTATGATTTTTGTTAGTAAGGATTGCCCGTTCCTGGCTTCTCAATATGTAAAAGCTCTCGGAGATTTGTCTATAAGCGGCATTAATAAAATAAACAGTATCTATGAGCCCCAGCAGTCATCTATCATGCTTCTTACTAATACTGAAGGTGCTCTTAACGTTTTATATACTGATACTTTTGACGAGCGCTCGGAAGATTACAGTCAGTTTGAAAATACTATCGTAGTATGTGAGCAAGTATCAAAAGATATTGCTAAAAACGTAGAAAATTATGTTATTAAGTTTCCTAAGCTTACTGACTGGCAGATTTGCGATTATGCTAAAACTCTTTGTCCTCATGTGGAAGAAAGTGAGCTTATGTGGCTTGTTCAGGCGTCTGATAACAGTATTGAGAGAGTTTTAAATGAGCTTGATAAAGTAGCTTTGTTTGGTAAAAACGAGCAAAAAGAGGTACTTGCTGCTATCAGATTTGACCCGCAGACAGACTTGTATAAAGTTGACTTATTTGATATTGTCAATGCTTTAGTTGAAGGCGATATGCTGACTCTTAACGATTTTATGAAGCATAACGGCTGTGACCTTCACGAGCCAGTTGTTTTAGTAAATAGAGCCTTTAACAGCTTGAAAAATATCGTTTTGATTTCTCAAAATGCAAACTTGACAGCTGAGGAGTGCGGAGTATCTGCTGGGCAGTTTAAGTTTATCAAATATAAGTATAAGAGCCTTAACGTAGCAGCAGCAAAGCAGAAGCTTAAGTTTCTTACTAACTTTGATTTGATGCTCAAAACGTCACAACTTGAGCTTAATAAACGTGACATGATGACATATATCATCAATAATATGTATTATAAAATAACTAACTAAGGAGGACCTATGGAAGAAACAGAACAGAAAGCTTTAGATAGGTTTTCCTATTCAAAAATAAGTACTTATAAACAGTGTGCTTTTAAGTACTTAGTAAAATATAAAGAGAAGAACTTTATTGATAGTTCGTCGATCGCTACGGAGTTTGGTACACTTGTTCATGAAACAGAAGAGCAAATAGCACTCGCGCTTCAAAATGAACTGCCAATAAATTATATTGCGCTTAAAAATAATTTTATTATTGAGAGTAGAAAACTGGCTTTAAAATATCCAAATGATTTTGGCAAGCCAGACAAATCTGGAAGAACCTACAGAGAAAAGGTATATCTTTATTTAGACTCAGCAATTTATCGACTTGAAAAATTCATGAAGGCTAATCAGAACTTAGTAATTATCGGTATTGAGCAAAAGTTTGAATACGACTATGATGGTGTGCACTCTTTTAATGGTTCAATTGACCGAGCGTTTTTAAATACTGCGACAGGTGAAATTTTAATTCAAGATATTAAAACTTGGAGTGTACCTGCACAAAACAGTGAACTTAAAGCGCCTTTGCAGTTTGCTGTTTATATGATGGCCGCACAGCAGCTTTGGGACACACCTTTTGATAAAATTAAGTGTGAATATGACCTTCCTTTATGTAATATCGTTCAGCCTGCACTTTCTGATAATATTGTAGAAGAAGGTAAAGAAGTTTTAGATAAGCTCTTTAACGGCATCCAGAAAGAAAACTTTAGACCAACTGTGTCAGCCCTTTGTCATTGGTGCGAGTATAATCCTCTAACTAATCCAAGTATTCTAGACACCAAGCCAGAGGCAGTTTGTCCTTATTTTAGTACTTGGCAAAAATCTGGCGATAATGTACGAGATACACTAATGACGTGGCAAGGGCTTGAGTCTGTTGCAATAGATAGACAATTTTGTATTAGCCAATTAAAACAGCAGGGTTTACAAAATTCTGCCAGTTAATACTGTATATTATTATATATAGAAAAGTAAGGAGAATCTAATGAACTGTCAAGTTGATGTTATTATTATTGGTGATAGTAAAGTAGGCCATGAAATTTTAGATAAAGTTGCTTCAAGCAAGCCAACTATCAAAATTATATTTGTTAGTGATATTTTTAAAAGCTATACTACCCATGACTATATTAACGTTGAGTATATAAAAGGTAAAGTAGTATTTACTGACTACAAAAATAGATTATTCGGAGTTTATCTGAAAGATGGGTCAAGACTTTACAGCACTCATTTGGTTATAGCTTCCGGTGTTGCTTATGCGCCATTTACTGTAGGTACTAGGGTTATTCCACAAGTATTTAATAATGTTGATGATATTCCGAAGGTCTCAAAAAATCAGCCTGCTGTAGTAATCTGTAATCAAAATTCTGAAGTTAAGTTTGCTATTGACGTAGCCAAAAAGTATAAGCAGGTGTATCTATGTACGAAAGATATTACTATCAATAATATTACAGAGGCAAATCTTAAAAAACTTGCAGGCACAGAAAATCTTGTGGTACTGCCAAACACTTCAGTTATAAAGGTAATAATTAAAGAAAATATGCTACAAAAAGTAGAGTTAGATAATTATTCTACATTAAACTGCTCTGCAATCTTTGTAAAAACAGCAGCTACACCTGATGTCGATTTTATTACTGAAAAACTAATAAAACGTGATGAGTTTGGCTATCTCATCACTTCTCATGCGGCTGAGTCCACTCTCGTGCCAAAATGTTTTGCTGTAGGAAACTGTGCTCAAAAGTGCACTAAAACCATGATGCAGGAACTCGTAGAAACTATTTTAAAAGATTTTTAAACGGAGGATTTTATGCTTACACTTGAACAAAAGAATAATAATGAAATTAAATTTATGGAGTTGCTCTCTAAGCTTAATATCGATTTAACGGAAATCACAAAACTGCTCGATCAGATCGATTACTTTAATAAGCCTGCAACTACCCAGTATATTGGTGCTTATCCAGGCGGGCTCTGTGAGTACGCTTTACGATTTGCTAATGAGCTTGGCCTACTGTGTAATGCATATTTTCCAGGTAGATATTCAGCGGAAGATATTATCAAGGTAGCCTTATTCAAGGATATTTATAAAGCAACTATGTATGAGGCTTATATGAAAAACGTTAAGGATGACACTACAGGTCAGTGGGCTACAGTACCGGCTTACAAGACTAAAGAAGACTTCAACCGCCCAGTTTATGGAGACCTTGGCTTCAGCTCATATATGCAAATTAAGGACCTTGTGCCTCTTACTACTGAGCAGGTCGAAGCTATCGTATACTCACGTATTTCTGATTTTGCGCCCGATATCCACGCGGTGTTTAGAAATTATCCGTTAGTAACTCTTACTAGAATGGCTGAAATGGCAGCTTTGTATATTAATTAAAAATAAGCGGCTTTAAACGGCCGCTTTTTCTATATATTTTATTGTATAATATAAAGTATAGTAAAAAAGTTTGTAAAGGAAATTGTGGAATGAAAATTTTACTTTTTACTGACTTGCACATGTGCCCGAGAGCAAGTATCATAAATAAATGGGGCACGAAATACCCAAGTAGACTTGAAAACTGTATTGAGTCTGTGAACTGGCTTGAAAGAAAGGCGGAAGAGCTCGGCTGTGATTATATTATTAGCCTTGGAGACTTCTTTGATAAGCCTGATTTAACGAGTGAGACTATTACTGCTTGTCAGGATATTCAGTGGTCTTGGCTACAGCATTATCATCTTGTTGGTAACCATGATGCATCTAATAGCAGTTTAACTTTTAACTCAGCAAATTGTCTAAGCAATGATAATCATAGAGTAATTACTGAGCCTCTGATGTTGCAGGCAGGAGACTGTGATCTATGCTTTCTACCATATGTAACTGAGTGCGATAGAAAGCCTTTGAATGAGTATTTCACAGAGCACACTTTTAATCCGCATCGAATTATTTTTTCTCATAATGACATCAGTGGTATTCAGCTTGGTCCTGTTGTTTCTAAAACTGGCTTTAGTATTGAGGAAATTGAGGCAAATTGCGATCTTTTCTTAAATGGTCATTTACACAACGGACAAGCGTTATCACCGAAAGTTATTAACTTAGGTAATCTAACTGGTAAAGATTTTGGTGAAGATGCTATGAAGTATAGACACAATATTGCCATTCTTGACACAGAAACTTTGCAACTGGAGTACATAGAAAATCCTTATGCCTATAATTTTTATAAGATACAAATTGACTGTGAAAGCGATATTTTGTGTCTAGATGGTTTAAAAAATAACTCTGTTGTATCTATTAAGTGTGAGCAGGCGCTTGTTGAACAGACTAAGAATAAAATTAGTACGCTCAATAATATTACTGAGTCTAGAATAATCTTAACTAAACGTCAAGTAGCTAGTGAATCAGAAGTAACTGAGCTTGACCTTACTGTAGATCACCTCGCCAGATTTATTGAGTGTTGCAAAGCAACTATTGAGAATTCTACTTTGTTAGACGAAGAACTCGGTGAAATTTGCAAGTAAATACAAAGTCAGTATTTATTTAAAATATCGTATAATATATTAAGGAGTTACTTAGACTAACATGAAAAATAGGCAATTAAATAACCTAAACAAAGCTTATAATAAAAGATTTAATAACTTAAAGAAGCTTTTGATTAAGGTGCCGCAGGCTAGCATTATTTTGTTTGTGGAACATTTAAAGTATATAAGAGATATTTGTATTATTTCTAACTTAAATATTTCAGAAAACGCTTCATTAGCTGCTCTTATGGTTGCTATTGATGAATTTGAGGCGTATCAGGTTTGTGAAGATAACAAACTGAAAGAATTTCATTGGAAAAACTTCTGCGAGTTTTTAAAACTAAACATGGAGGAATGGCTAGTATTAAATGATCCAATTTAAAAAAGTAGTAATACACAATTTTGGTAGCTACGGGCATGTAGAGCTTGAGCTTCAAAATCGTGGGTTTTGTTTAGTTTCTGGACAAAACAATTTTATAAAAGACAATGCTCTATCAAATGGTTCAGGAAAGAGCTTCTTATGGAGTGCAATCTGTTATGCTTTAACTGGTGAAACTATTAATGGTATTAAAACAAATCTTAAAAACATTCACACAGATGAACCTGACTGCTATATTCAGCTAGAATTTTTATATAATAAAGATTTGTATAATTTGCTTAGAACGCTAGCACCAAAGTCAGATTTAAAAATTTTTAAGAATGATATTGACCTTAGTGGTAAGGGTATAAGAGAGTCAGAGAAAAAGCTGTCAGAGCTTTTGCCAGAGCTTTCAAAAGATCTTATTGCCTCTACAATCATTATTGGACAGGGTATGCCAAATAAGTTTTCCTCTTTTAGTCCGTCTGGACGAAAGGACTTGCTTGAAAGACTTACTAAATCTGATTTTATGATTGATGACCTTAAGACTCGTATCGCCGCCAGACAGCAAGAATTAAGTGATAAGATACGAGAGTTTGAAGATAGCCTGCTAGCAAATAGAACACAGTTAAATAGCTACACAACAAACATCGATAGACTAAAAACTACTTTAGAAAATCAACATCGTCCTGATTTTGATTTATTGCTTGCTTGCCATGATGTAAAGATAGCACAAGCAGAACAACAGAAGGCACAGCTTGATGTCTTGATTGCTTCAGCAGAGGCAGAACTTGAAGTTCTGAATACCAGACTTCTTGAGCTTACCAATGAAAAGGCCAAGGTAAGCAATGAAGAGCTTGCTGCTTATACTGCTTCTAGTACTGCCCTTACTACAAACAAAGCTAGACTTGAATTTGATATTAAGGCAATGCAAAAAGAAATTAAAAAGCTTCAGTCTATCATTGATACTTGTCCTACTTGTGGTCAGCACATTCCAAATGTACAAAAGCCAGATACTGGCTACATGGAAAGAGACTTGGAGAAACTTTATAAAGCACTTGATGATTTGAATACAGAAGTCAGTCAGTGTGAAGCAAAACACTCTGAGTATAAAACACAAATTGAAAATGCTTTTAAGGACGAGTTTGAGTCTTTGAATAAAACTATTGCATCAGAAAAGGCCGTGCTACAAAAAGCACGAACTGACTACGCAAGCTGTATAGCGGCTCTCGAGCTTGAGCGAAATAACTATAATAAACTTGTTTATGATAAACAAAACTGGGATAGCTACGTTAAAAGACAGCAGGATGAAATTAGCTGTCTTGAGGCCGAAATTGCAAGGTTGACTAATATTATTTCACTCACAAGCTTATCAAAAGAAGACTTAGATCAGCGCCTCTTAATTGTTAAGAAAATGGACCAGCTGACCAAACGAGATTTTCGTGGGTATTTACTTACAAATATTATTAACTATATTGATAATAAAGCAAAAGATTACTGTGCAACAGTTTTTGGTACACGAGAGCTTGTGCTTGAAATAAATGGCAATGCCCTTGATATTACATATTGTGGTAAATCATTTGATGGCCTGTCCGGCGGCGAAAAACAGAGAGTTGACCTAATCTTGCAGCTTGCTATAAGAGATCTTTTAAACTCCTATCTCGGACTAAGCGCAAATATTCTTGTACTCGATGAGATAACAGACTTCCTGGATAAGAAAAGTTGTCAAGCAGTAATGCAACTTCTTGAGAAAGAACTACAAACTGTCGAGTCAGTCTTTATTATTTCTCATCATGTTGATGAGCTGGAAATTCCAGTAGACTCGGAAATTAAAGTAATAAAAAATGAGCACGGCATCAGTGAACTGTGCTAAAGTGAGGTATTATAAATGTTATGGAAAAAACCCAGTGGCATGAAGTTCACCGATATGTGTATCTTTATCGATGAAAACGTGCCGAAGATCGTTAACCCAGGAGAGCACCCAGAGCTAGAAAATACAATCTATAATTATTTGTGGCTGCTAGTTAAAGCTCTTGCAATTAAAAAGTGTATGTTCAAAGACTTCCAAGATTATGATATGTATGCTTTTTACTCAGCAAATCGATTATATCTAGCACTAAGAAAAAATCAACTAAATCAAGGTAAAACTATTAAAGGTAAACTAATTCGACCGATTAAATCTTGCTTAAATTATACTAAGGCACTGCTCTACCCCATGAAGATTGAGTACCAGCGAGAAAGCTTTAGAGAGATTATTGAAGAAGAGTTTGTATCCACTAAGTTTGATGCTATCGCATACAAAGAACAGCTAAAGAGTCAAGCAAGAGCTGACTCAGGTGTAACAGACCAATTTAAAGAATACGTTACTACAGCTTTAAAGCATAGTGATGCAATCTTGGAAGAAGTTTTACAGAAGTCACCTTTTAATAGTACTACTCCTGAGTATCAAAATTTAAAGATCTCTATTTTACTTACAAGTCTACAGGTGCTAAAAAACAAGAAAAAGCTAAATGCAACACCTCAGAGTGTTATTTTATGGCATTTACCTAAGAGCATGTCAAGTTATACTAAAGTGCTTTTAAAAGAATTTTTTACAGCACTTAAGCTTGAAATTATCGATTGTTATAAAGAAGCAGACTTAAGTGATGATGTCTTAGAAAATATCTTAACAACCACTACGGAGGATTGGCATCTTAATGAAGACTAATATTAAAAAGAATTTAAATAACCTACATCTGTCGGATATCTATTCTTTAATGCTGTTTATTCTGTTTAAGGTACAAGAAATACCTGAATATGCTGTTACTAGTGAATTATGTTATCTACTTGATGGCGCAAATATGACACGCCTGCTAACTTACTTTGCAGGTAGAACGGTCACATTTCCTACGGAATCGGAAATGACTATAGTAACAAACGCGTTGTTAATGTATCAGTACATAAATATTGACGGAGAAACCTTTACTGCGGCCCAAAATAAACTTGGTAAGCTTACCAATAAAGAAAAAGATGAAGTAACTGAGCTATATGTAAAGTTAATTCCTATAATGAAACAATATAATATTGATAGGAGTCAAATTCAAAAAAGCTAATGGCAAAATTTGATAGAAATGCACGAACGTTTGAGACTAGAGTTAATTTTATCCACGATATTTTTGCAAATAAGCATACGCCAACAGAAATAATGGCACACAGCATTAAATATAAACTAGATAAATCCTATGAGATTTATTTATCAGATATTTTAAAAAGTATCTGGAACCTAAATGGGCAAGACCCAATGAAAATCCTAAAGCGTATTGATAGCAACTGAAAGGAATAAAGTTATGTCAACACAAATAAATATTGTAAGTGATGTAGGAACACTACTTAAAATTCCTACTAAAGTTACTACCGAGTTAACTGATAAAGCCTGTTTGTGTATCGGTAGTGCAATTAATGAAGCAAAGCGCAATGGAGAAGAGTGCTTGACTATTGGCATTGGAATCGGCACACTTAGCATTAACTTGATCGATATGCAGTGTAAGTTTGTACCTGGAAAAAACCTTAAAACTGCAATTAAATCTGCTGTGACTAACCAGACTGACCCGCTTGAGATTATGCTGGAGCAGGCCTTTGCGGATAGACTTCTCGCAATCTGTGATGAGGTGATTTAATATGTCAAATGACTACCCAGTAGAAACCAATGATACTGAAACTGGTATTGTACCAGTTAGTTCTAGGGTTAAACTTAATGAGGAGTCTATGGCATTAATTGAACAGATTGTTTCTGAAACTGATGAGCAGCGAGCTAGAGACCTAACACAGCTATTTAATGCAAACCAGAATAAAAAAACTATGGTAAGAGTTAACAAGCTGAGTGACCTGCTAGATACGATCACAGACCAGGCAGTTACAAGATTTACTACCAGGCCGGATGAAATTTCAAATAAAGAACTTTTCGACGGTCTAAAGATAGTGCAAGATCTTATTGAACGCGGTCAAAAACAGGTTTCTGGCTCCGGAGAAACTCCTCTAATTCAAGTAAATCAGCAGACCAACGAAGTCAATATTGGTGGTGCTGGAAATAACTTAAATAGAGACTCAAGAGAACGTGTTAAGTCTGCTGTAATGAGTCTATTAAGTAGCATATCTAATGCATCAACTGCTGAAGCACAACCTGCTGAGTACACTGAAGTTGAAGCAGAAGAAATAATAAGTGAGGAAACAGACGATGAATAATCCGTTAAAAAATATTTTAGCCAGACTTGGCATCGAAGAAACCGGCAAGTATGATAATCGCTTTTATATTATTAATATCGAAAATAGTGATGAGTATGCAAAAATGTACACCAAGCTAAGTAAGAATGCAATTAACACTGAATTTCCTACTTTTGGTACAAATACTAGCAACTCTACCGTAAAAGTTACGAATTATTTTGAGCTCGAAGAAGATAATGAAAAGTATACTCTTTTCTTGATTGCTGACTTCGATAATGATAAATATTATTTAAAAATCGGAGGTTTTACCAACTAATGATTTTTGAATACTCCGCACAAAGAACTTTTAACGATTCAATTGATGTAGTAGATATTGGTAATACTGCATTGAGATGCACAAATGTAAAACTCGATGACTATTACATTATCCTAAGAACAATTATGGGCAAAACTTCTATTATTAAGTTTGGCCCGGTCTGTCCAGATATCGAAGTACTTATAAATGACTTTTCAGTTACCTATAAAAAAATGGACTATAAAGAAGCAGGTATTTGTAAAGAAATTGACAAGTTTATAAACGACTTCAGAAAAGAAATTAATTCAATAGAAGAAATCACCGAATACGAAGCATGGCAAGCTTTTCCAGCTGTGCAACAGTACTTTGAAAATGCTTAAGAGGTATTTATGGCACTAAAAGATGTAAAGAATTATTTTTATACGATGCTTTGTCAGTATATTGAAGAAAAACAGAATTTAGCTGACTTCGAAGAAGCACTAAAAGAAGGGCATATTACTGAAGACCAAATGCAAGAAGCTATAGAGATTGTCGCAGGGCTAGAAGAAAATTATCATAGGCTTGTTTACATTATGTATCTTCTAAATATGCCTAACCGTAAATCTAAAAAAGAAGCTTATGTAAAACAGCACAAAGAAATTCTTGATGAACTAACAAGACTTGGTGCAGATATTGACTCAGTTAAAGCAGAAAACTCAGACATGCTTATCCACTTTAAAGCAGCTCTTGAGTCTCTTAAAAACAAAAGCGAGCACTAAGCTCGCTTTTTTCGGCTATTAAGTTATTAATTTATTAATTTAATAGATTTAAAATTATTAAAATTGGCTAAATTTAATGTATAATATATTGTATATTTAGATTTATAAGGAGATATTTAAATGGAAACAATTATTACTGATGCTGAAGTACTTAGCACACCAGTAGAACCTTTAACATTTTTAACAGAAGAAGGTCCTAAAACTGAGGAAGGCACTGAGATTATCAGCAAGATCAAAGAAGTTCTTAATGCGAATCCAGATCTTATTGCACTTTCTGCTCCTCAGATTGGTATTAATAAGCGTATCTTTTGTTTAAGATTTAATGACCAGATTAAGACTTTTATTAACCCTATTATCACGAAAAAGAAGGGCCTCAACATTGTTATCGAAACCTGTGCATCAATGCCTGGCAAAGAGATTGTAATCGGTAGACCTGAAGAAATTACTGTTGTTTATTACAATGATGATTTTAAGTACGAAGATAACAAGCTTATAGGCATTGCGGCAAGCATGTTTGATCAACAGGCTCAAATTATTGACGGAGTTCTTCCTAGTGCGCTTGGCCTTGTTTCTGACATTGAAGAAGATGGCAAGATCGAAGAGTCAGACCTTGCTGAGATTATTCCTTTCTACAAAGATACCTTCTTACCTGCGCGTATCGAAAGTTTAAAGACTGTTATCGAATCAGACGATGTTGCTGCTAAGCAGTTTAGAAATCTCAAGTTTACTGAAAATGTTATCAATGGTCGTATTACAGTAGTAGAGTCTGAGCACGAGACAGACCGACATGCAAAGGCAAATAAGGCAGCTAACAAAGCTATTGCGACGGCAGGTGCCTCTGAAAAGGCCAGACAAAGAGCCGAGTTTAAAAACTTTGTGTCAAAAGTACACAAAAAGTCTCATAAGTGAGGAATAAAATAATGGCAAAGAAGATGATAAGCTTAGAAATATCTGACGAATTACGAGAAGAGCTTAGATTAGAAGCTTTCAAACGTTCAGTTAGTATTTCTGCTGTTATTAGACAACTCTTAGAAGAAAGTTTACATAAGGAGAGATCTAATGAGCAGCAAAGTGAAAACAAACAATGAAAGGATACTTGTAATAGTCGAATCGCCTAATAAGGTAAAAACTATCTCAGGAATACTGAAAAAGGCTGGTTATGCAAAAGCAGTAGTAATGGCCTCTGTCGGTCACATTATGAAACTTGGCGATGGTGGACCTGCTTATAATTCAGGCATATATCCAAAGCAAAAATTTAGAATGAATCTGGCTATTGCTGATGATAAGCAAAAAGTAGTAGCAGATATTATCGCACAGGCAAAAATTGCAGATAAAATTTATATTGGAACCGACCAAGATAGAGAAGGCTTTGTAATTGGGTGGAGCTTAATTAAATTTTGTGAACTGCCTGTTGACAAGTGCTTTAGGATCGTTATGCATGAAATAACACCTAAAGCAGTTGTATATGCATTAGAAAATCCTGTACCTTTTGATGATAATATCGTAAATGCTGGGCTAACCAGAATGATGATAGATAAACTTATTGGCTACGGTCTTAGTCCTTTAGCGAAAAAGTATCTTGGTGCTAAGTCAGTTGGGCGGTGTCAGTCCGTTGGACTTAAACTTGTTTCAGACAGAGAAAAAGAAATTATGGATTTTGTACCAGAAATGTATTTTAATCTATATTTAAACTTTATAAAAAATGGTACAGCTTTTAAAGCAAAATATGCTGGGTATAATGACGAGGTTATTGATAAATTTTCAAGGCAAGCTGACGTTGATGCGGTTATAAACAACTGCAAAGGTGGTGCTTATATAATTGAAGATACCAAAGTGGTTAAGCACCAAGAGTCTCCAAAACCGCCGTTTTGTACTGCTACTTTTCAACAGGAGGCAGCGAATAAGCTCGGTCTTAAAGTAAAAGATGCTATGAGCTGTGCGCAAAAACTCTTTGAAGGAATTAGTCTAGCTGGCGAACACATTGGTTTGATTACGTATATGCGTACAGACTCTACGGAATTTGCACAAGAATTTATTCCAGAACTAAAAACTTTTATAGAAAATACTTACGGCGCAGCCAGTTATGTAGGGCCAAGAAAGTCTAAACAAAAAGAAACAGACCAAGATGGGCACGAAGCCCTTAGAGTCACAAACCCGAATCTGACTCCAGATATTGTAGAGGCTACCACTGGCAATGAACTACTTGCAAAAGTTTATAGGCTAATATGGCAACGTACTGTTGCTTCAGCAATGCCAAATGCAGTTATTTCAGAAACAATTTATATAATTAATAATAACGGGCATAAATTTACGCTTAGCTCAAAAGAGCTTTTAAGTGCTGGTTATAAAGCAGTATATGAATACGATGATACTTCTGACATAGCTTCTACGCCTATATTTACCGTTGGCGAAACCTTGGAAGATGCTGAGCTTGAGGCAGCTAAAAAATTTACACAACCTAAGCCTAGGTATACAGAGGCAAGTTTAGTTAAAGAGCTTCAGAATAGAAGTATCGGCCGACCATCTACTTATGTAACAATAGTAGAAACAATTTTAAGCCCAACAAGAGGTTACGCAAAGTTGGAAGAAAAGCACATTGTTCCTACTGATCGTGGTATGCAATTAGCTGACTACTGTAATAGGTCATTCCCTACTTTAATAAATTTAAATTATACTAAAGAAATGGAAGAAAGCCTTGATAAAATTGCCGGCGGTAAAATTCTTTGGCTTGACTTTATGGAAAATTTCTATAAAAATTTACAAGATATTATTGGAGCCACTAATGAAACCGGTATTGCTCCAGAGATGCCAGAGAAAGAGTGCCCAAATTGCGGCAAACCTATGGTAGTTAGAAGAAGCAGATTTGGAAAACTATTCTATGGTTGCTCTGCCTACCCTAAATGCAGAGGAATTATCAGTATTGATTAGTAATTAATTGCTAAATTAATTGATAATTTAATAATTACAAAAATAAATAAAGGAGAGTTATTATGGCTCGTATTTTTACTACACCTGAGTCAGAGCAGAAAGCAAAACTTGTAATGCATGACTTGACTCTGGCAGGTGGAATTAGAACAAGTAACCAAAGAAGCGGCGGTTCTACTAATTTCTCAAGCAGCTTTATTGGTGCAGCACAGCAAATTTGTACAGAGCTTGTTGAACGTGAGTTTAAAGATGTTGATGCAGCTATTAAAAATGTCTCGTATTATGGCTTTGAGCCTATGAATGGAGGACGTTACTTCCGCTATAAGCCTGAAGCTATCGCTAAAGCTGTGGTTTATATGGCAGAATGTGTTGGCTTGTATTGGGATGATACTATTAGAACTCCTTATGAGATAACAGAATTTAAGAAAACACTTTTAGGTGAAGCTGTTTATAAGTATGGCAGATATATTTCAGCGCTTTCTGGTAAGACTGCACAGAGCTCTGCCACAGCTTCTACTGGTGGTGCTCAGGTTGCACCTTCTGCGCCTCAAAATAATTATAAGCAGTCTGGTCCTCAGTCCGGTAATGTTAGAGACCTACAAGGTAATCCAGGTGATAAGGTGACCGCAGATACTAGCCTTATTTATAAAATTATTGCTGATAAGGTAGGTAAAAACACTCCTAATGTGTTTATTAAGCCTCTAAGTTCTTCTGGTGCAACCGGAAATACTAATAAGATTTTTATCAGTAGCGGTAACGGTTATACAGACTGTACATGCTATTTTGATGACCCTAATGAGGCTCAGACTTTCTTAGATAAGATTGTAGCAGCTAACCGTGTGCCTGCTAATATTAATAATCTACGTGTCGTTAAAATGAAGGCAGACCCAAATGGCTATTTCCTTGTTGGTACTGAATTTGGTGTAGTAGCCGTTAGTGCTAAAACCTTAAATGAAGCACTTAATGAAGGTGTTACTGAAGACCTTTCTGGCGGCTGGAAAAAGGCTACAGAAGGCTGTAGCAAGGAAGAACTAGATGAGCTGCACACTTGGATGCGCAAAGATTAATAGGAGGATAACAATGAAAATTAATAAAATTATAACTGAAAGTATTTTAGATACAGAGCTTGTAGAAGAAGTTATTACTGAGGCTGAAGATACAGCCGCTGAAGCTTCTGCGGACGAGCTAGTTATCGATAATGTTGTAAATGCGCCTGTAGATGAAATCGCTGACGCAGTTAAGGCTGCTGCTGAAGAAGCTTCTGATGGCGAGGAAACTTACTCCGATGCTAAAGCAGAAAAAGTAGCAAATGAAATCAAGACTTATGCTAAAGGCTTTGATACTGCTACTTGGGCACCTCTTGATGTAAGAAGTGCTCTTACTGATGCGCTTGATGACTGCCTTGCGGCTTCATTCGAGTCTAAAGCTATTGGTACTCATGATGGTACTGACATTCTAATTTCAGGACTTCCTGGTTCCGGTAAAACCGGTATCACAAAGCAGTGGGCAAGGGATAGAGGTGTAAATCTATTCTACCTCAATGCTAAAAACGATGACCTCGGCGCTATCCTTAACGGTTTCCCTGTTGATACAACAGAAACAACAGATGATGGCAGAAGTGTACATACAGTAGCTAGATCTTATTCTAACTCACTTGATGCGCTAGACAAAGAAAGATCTGTACTATTCCTTGATGAATTTAACAGAGCTCCTGCTAAGCTTCGTGCCGTACTTCTTTCACTAATTAATGAGCACGTAATTGACGGTAATGGTCCTGATGGTTATAGACACTTTGATAACCTGCTCTTTACTGTAGCTTGTATTAACCCTGCAGTTCCCACAGACCCTGGCGCAATGGAGCTTAATGACGCTGAAATGTCTCGTTTTGTAGACACTATGGATTGGGACTCTACTCCTGAGGAAGCAATTAAATATATTAACTGGTACATTCCTGAAAAAGTTATTAAGAGCATTCCTCATGACGAGAATTACAATGCTCTTTACATTAGAGCTAAGAAGAGATTAAATTTAGCTAACGCATTGCTTGCAGACTATCGTTTTGAGTTTGACTCACGCGATGACTTACTTGACTTGTTTCAGACAAAATCAAAGATGTTAAACCAGCGCTCAATTACCGACGCTATTATGAAACATGGTCATGATAAAAATAAATTCCTTGCTTGGGTAGACCAAAAGTCTAAATTCCTAGATAAGGATAAAGAAATAATCCATGAGATCCTTGATTCTTGGGTTGAGCCTGACGTTATTATGCCAGGTGCCGGAGATAACAATGAAGAGCCTGCCCCAACAACTTCAAGCGCTAAGAGTACTACTTCAGATAGTGATGATTTTGATAGTGTATTCGGTGCTGGCGGTGATGAGACTGATACTGACCTCTTCGGTTCAACTGCATCTGCGGCAGGTGCTGCTGCAAAGGTTAGCTCAGCTGACGCACTAAACCGTATTAAGAGTTTCGACTTCTCACTTTAATTCTAGTATAAAGGAGATTTATACTATGCATATAAATAGAGCATTACTTGAATCTTCTGATATTACTAAGCACTTTATGACTGGCAGAGAGAGACAGGTCAAAAAAGCTCTCTGCCAGCTTTTAATAGATAAAGGGCATAGAAAATATGCAGAACGATTCTGGAAACTAGATTTCAATATCATAGACTCTAAGAAGCATCCTGATTTTACTGCTGCAATTTCTTTTGATGATGCGACTGTTTTTATTAGCGATGGCTTTCTTGGTAGTGGCGAAGGTATTTTTAATCAGTTAGATGTATTAATGCGCCACGAAATGGCTCATAATTTAATGATGCATCAGATTAGAATGATGTATGTGTTTAAAAAACTTCATGCACATGACCCGGACGAAGCTTATGAACATATTAAATATAGTAGTACACTTCATAACCTTTTAAACATTATTGAAGACTTTGAAATCTCCAATAAACGTTATAGTGCTACTGATAAGCAGATTGTACGTAACATGATGCTAAATGGTGAAATAATTGGCGGTTTAGTAACTGAGGATCATAGAGGCTGGGATAAGATGTCTCTTGAGCAAATGTATGAAGAGCTTTCTAAGGAAATAATTAGAATAAACAGCGCAATCAGAAGTGACCCTTATTGGCGGCCAAACACAAGAACTCATAATGGCAGAGTTGCTGTAGACAACATTGAGTATAGTACTGCCAAAGCAGCAAGCCTATATCAGAACATAATGAAGCCTTCCGGTATAAAGGCGCCTATTGACGTATTTATGAAGTCTAAAACTTATAAAAAATGGCCAGAAGTTTTCCAAAAGCTTGTACAGCGGCTATATGACGAATTTAAAGATTTTACTTCTGATGCTGATAAGCAGCGCCTACTTGACCTTATTGATGATATAGCAGTATCGGCACCACAGCAAGCATGCGATGTTTTAAATCCTCTTACGGGCGAAGTAGTTTGTATTTTATATACACCAGAAGATAAACTAATTGCTACGGATGTTTTAAAAAATCTTGGTGGTAATATTAATTATAATCCATTAAAATTTAATGTTAAGCGTCAAGTAAACCCACAGGAGTATAAAGACGCTTGGAATGAGGTTGTTCGTCAGCTAGATTCTAGTAAGTTTGATGATGAGACCCTTAGACAGTTACAAGATGCTATTAATGCAATGTAAAAACTGTGAAAGGCAGAGATAATTATGGAAATTAAAGATATATTAAGTAAACTCGGAATAGACTTTTCTAACCCTGATGCAAAACGTGGAGCTTTAGAAGCGATCGATGCTATTCTTTCTTCGAGAGTTGACTTAGGCTCTGGAGGCGCAGGTGGTGGTCCGGACCTTAACGGAAACGGAGGAGAGATCGAAGTAGAGATTGACCCTGATTTGCTGCAGCCTTCAGTAAAACACCATCCAAAAGGCGGTGGGGATGACCTTGAAGTAGAAGATGAAGAAAAGCTACTCGATAAAATAAAACACAATAAAGCTGAAGATGAGGAAGAGCCTGAAACAAGGGGCCAAGATAACCAGAGCAATTCAGAGGACTCAAGTGAGTCAGGGGAGTCAAGTGACTTTGATGGCTCCGACGAGAGCTCTGAGCAAGATGATACTGACGACTCTGAAAGCGCCGATACTGGTGATACTAAAGAAACAAGCGAAACTGAAAATTCTGAAGAAGTAGAAGAGGAAGAAGCTGAAGATTCTTCTGAGGAAGATTCTGAGGAAGATTCTGAGGAAGGTGAAAACTCTGAGGATACTAACACGGAGTTAGACGGTGAGTCTGAGATAGCTGACGAAACTGAAGATTCAGATGAAGAGGCTGAATTTAGCGATGAAGAAGAATTTCCAGATGAGCATGATTGGCTAGACGACGATACTCGAGATGCTATGACTGATAATGGCATTAGCAGTAAGGCAGAGGCTCGTAAAGTAAAAAGAGAGCGCACGTTGCTTGCAGCAAAAGAAGCTTTGAGAAAAGCTAATGAACGCGGTGCATCAAAAGCACTTATATCTGAGCTCGAAAGCGCTATTGAGGCACTTGAAGCTCTCACAGAGGCTGTTGCAAAAAATATTGCAGACGTGTCAGATGAAGAGTTTAATCAATTAGTTAACAGAGTATTCGATGCTATAGATGCTCTTGGTACTGGTGATTTGACGTATTCTTCCGAAGAAGATCGTCAAGCAAGAGCTCAAGAGATAAAAACTGACTTGGCGAGTAGTAAAACACAGGCGGAACTTTCAGCAGAAGATGCAGCTCAAATAAGAGCTGAAACTCAAGCAATTAAAGCAAGAGAAAAAGAAGCAGACAAATATAAAACAAAATCCAGAAGCTCGTTCCAAGGTTTCCAAGCGTTTATGGATAGCTTGCAGCGTGGTATTGCTTTACAGGTTTCTTACGAAGAAGAGCGTGATGACACTTGGTCTGCAATAAGTCGTAGAAATAGTGGTGCAGGTGTTCTTAGACAAGGACAGAAAATTAATGAGCTTCCAAATAAAAAAATTCCTATCATCGATTTCTATTTTGACCAGTCTGGTTCTTGGGATGAGAGCGATGTAGAAGTAGGAAATCAGGCAGTAGAAGCTCTTGCAAAAATGCAAGAAGATGGTAAGATAAAAATCAATATTTACTATTTTTCTAATCATGTTCATACTGATGCTGCATCAGCAAGAGCAGAAGGTGGTACCCGTGCCTGGAACGACATAATTAAAAACATAATAACAACTGAAGCAACTAACGTTGTTATTATGACCGACTCTGACATGGAAGATTGGTGGGACGGGCCAAAAGCATTGTCCTACACTGTTCCTGGTTTTGTTTGGTATCTATGGCGTAATGGTGTTAACGCACCAAGACTTCCTCGTGACCTAAAAGGTCGTGGTGGTACTATGCAGTATTCCTTCTGATAAATGAGGTTAAGGTATATATGGTAGAATTAAAAGATAAACTTACGGTAACAAAAGATTTTATTGATGAGCTCTGTAGTAAAAGCTGGCAAGATATTGAGCAACTTCAGACACAGCTCGCTAATATAGCTGACTCTGATGAAGGCAAAAAAGTAAAGCAGCTCCTAAAAAACCTGATTACGAGTTACTATGTATTCATTGGAAGTCTAGAAAATCTAGATGATATCAATTATACTACACAAGATGTTGTACACGTTAAAGAACCGGAAGTTGTTAAAATAGAACCTCAGGCAGAACCTGATATAATGTTTGAGCCGGAAGACGAAAATACTCAAGCAAAAACAATAGACCTCGATATTAGTGAACCTTTTGAGTACTTTGTAGATTTTGACGAGCCAACAGGTGAGCCACTTACCGACAAAGACTTATACAATTAACAATAAAAGCACTCTAAATATTTAGAGTGCTTTTCTTTATTTGCTAAATTATATGACGGTCGCGGCGGCGGACTTAGCCTTTCACCGTTGCTGTGGTCGTCTTTCTTTGTAAATAACAAGAAGGAGAGTATCTTTCAATGAAAATAAATAAAACTCCTATTACAGAGGAGAAAAAACTAAAAACTAAGAAAAAGCCTTATGATTCTATCACATATACAACTGGTGATATTTCTTTAAATATAGGTAGATTCAATCAGGCTATGGGGACAGACTGTGTGGAGACTTCTGCTGAAGGCACTGAAGGCTGTGGTATGACTGAAAGTGTTGAGCTAAAGGAGGCTAAACGTTACGTTCGTAGATACTATATTCGTCCTCAAAATATCTTCTGTTCAAATAATGCTGAGATCTTAAAAGCTCTTATTGAACTAGATAATGCTAACTGCTCTGTTTATACTCTAAATAATCTTGGAGATGATAAAGATGTAACTAAACTTATGAATAGTGACATTATTTATTATTATGATGATGGTATTCTTTATGATAAAAATAGAGTAAAAGTAATGGACTACGACCTCTCAATTAAGAAAGAAGAGGACCGTAAACACTTTGCTAACGTGGACAAAGCTCCTGAAAAAGAATTTAAGGCAGAGTATGAGGATAGAATGACAGACGCAACAGAACTTGAGGAGAGCTTCTTTAATCTTGATTTTGACGCTGTTAATGTATTTGGTGAAAAACTAACAGAAGCAAAAGAAAGCTTTTGTTGTATTTGTGGTGAACCTATCGAAGGTCATGGAAATAACCCTGAGCCTTTTATGTCTGCAGATGATGGCAGATGTTGTGACGGTTGTAATCTCAAGTTTGTTATTCCTATGCGACTAGATAGAATGGAGGATTAATATGGCGGCGCCAGTGATTACAGACCCTAAATTAGTAATACCTACACAAGAAGATATTGAAAAACTTCTAACAGCAAAATTAAGTTATGAAGCAAAACAGAACACACCTGAGCGCGATACTTGGAATAAAGCTCACTTTAATGAAACGCCTTGGGGTATTGCATATAACTGTAGTAAAGCTAAGTATGATAAATCGGTGGCTTCTTATAACAAAGTTCAAAGAAAGTCTAAGAATCCACCACAGCAAAAAGCTGATGTAGCTTTAAAGTATCTTATCGTTGCTGTAGCAATTGATTGGAAAGAGCTAATTGACCAATTAAAAAGAACTCTAAAAAATTGGGGCTATACCTCACAAGATTTACAAAATATCGCTAAAAATGTTTGGTTAACTGACGCGCAGTATATTGCAAATCTATGTGACCGTGTTACAGTAACCAAGTTAATTGAGCAAGAGCTTGGCGAGCAGTCTAAAACAGAACTAACCGAAGCTATTGAGAAACATGATAGCTTAAACAATAAGCTCTTTACAAAAGAAGAGTTGCTAAAAGATCAAGTAAGAGATAAGATGCTTGAAATTGTCGACGAATTTTTAGCAGACCTTAAAGAGCAGGATGTTAAAATAAAAGTTGATGATATCCTTATGATTGGCTCTAATGCTAGCTATAATTATACAAAAGATAGTGATATTGACCTTCACGTTCTTGCTAACGCTAAAGCCGCTGACTACTCTACCGATATAGCAAATGCTCTATATAGTGCATATCGTTCACTATTTAATAAAAATTTAGATATCAAATTGTTTGGCATTCCGCTTGAAATCTTTGTTGAAACTGAGGAGAGCACAAGAGTAAGCAATGGTGTTTATTCCGTAAAGAAAAATAAGTGGATTAAAAAGCCTGTTCACGAAGATATCCCAGACTATGACAAGGAAGCACTAAACAAACTTGTTGATGAGTGGGAAGATAAGTGTAAAAAACTTATTGATGATATAAAAGCAGATAAGCTTGAAGATGAAAAGAAAGTAGTTAAGATGCTAGAAGAGATATATGATAAACTCCGTAAAAAAGGCATCTCGAAAGGTGAATACTCTACAGAAAATTTAACTTTTAAAGAGCTTCGTAATAAAGGATATTTGGACCAGCTAAAAGACTACAGAAATGAGCTTGTATCAAAGAGATTATCTCTTGAGGAAAAACTCGATAGACAGCAAAGAGTTGATATTTATAACCAGCTTTTTAGAGCTGCCGGCACACAGCCAGTTATCCAAGATAACGGAATGTTCTTTATATATAATCTAAAGGCTTCTGAGGTTGACGCTGCGTTAAGTGCGATAAGAAGACTTCCATTTGTTATTGAAGTCCATGCAAATGAAAATGGAAAGTATGACTTCTCAAATACACTTGATATAGCAATGAACAAAATACCTAAGAAATACTATAATATCCGAGGTACTCTTAAAATATAAAGTAAAAGCACTCTATTTTTGATAGAGTGCTTTATTTTTATTAAATTTATTTGCTAAATTATACAGTAGAACATTTTGAAAGGATAGTCCAGCAATGAGAAAACAAACTTTGCAAGAACAATGCTTATCAGAGCTTCTTAAGCTGACTGAGGCAAACAGAACTTCTTTGATAGCCCAATCTAGAAATGCTGGGGCCTATAAAAACCAAGAGCGTGGCAAAAATAGAATGGAACGTAAGAAGTATTCTAAGATTGCTAACGCTGTTAAGAATTATAATGAAATAGATATGAACAAGCTGTTCAAACAAGATATACTTCAAGTAAATATTCCTGTTGTCGGTGAAAATGATGAGTACACTGTTACCATCAAAATCGAAGGCGTCATTGGAGAAATGCAGAAAAATATTAAAAACAACAACAATAAGATGGAATTCCGAACAATAGTTCAGTCACTCACAAAAGTTTTTAATACTACAGATGTTTATGTAAAATGCACCTGTCCTGACTTTAAATATCGCTTTGCACACTGGAACATTATAAAAAATGTTTCTGTAGATGATTCTTCTGCCGACCCTGGCCCTGGTAAAGGAATCGCTAACCCAAATGATGATAAGGGAAGAGGTTGTAAACATATCCTACTTGTTCTCAGTAATGGCGACTGGATGCTCAAAGTTGCGTCAGTTATAAATAACTATTGTCACTTCCTATCAGAGAAAAAGCCAGAAGCTTTCTTGAAACTTGTGTTCCCTAAACTATATGGAGTTCCTGCTGATGAGGCTGCTGAGAATGGACTTGTGGCCGACAACGAAGATCTCGAAACAGGAAAAGACCTTATTGATATAGTTAATGAATACGGTAAGAACCGCGGTAAATTCCAGAAAGGTTCTAATAAAAATCCTGTTACTGGAACTGGCGGTAAACAGAAAGCTGAAAAGCCTGAGGAAGAAAAACCTGAGGAAAAGCCTACTAAAAAGGTTGAAGAACCTGCTGAGGAACCTAAAGAGGCACCTAAGGAAGATTCAGAAGAAAACGATAAACAGAATAAAAACTAACTATTTTTAAAATATTGTATAATATATAGATAGGAGATTTTCGAATTGATGATATCAAACGAACTAAATTTAGAACAACTAAATAATCTATCTCCTGAGGAAAGAGCTCTCGCCCTTGAAATTTTAAAAGAGTACTCACAAGAAGGTTTCTCCGGTATATTAGAAGATCTTAAATACTCTGACTATGAAGAAATCCCAGTAGATATTATGACGTTTATCTCTGATGAACGTTATCTCGGCCGAGGCCTCTACATAAAAGATGAGTTTACTGGAGAAAGAAAGTGCACAGTATTCCCGTACTGGATAGAAAAGCTTAAAGAGATATTTCCAGATAACTTGACAACTAGATATAATACTATTGTATTAACTGGTTCTATCGGTCTTGGTAAGTCTTTTATTGCAGTCGTTTGTCAGCTTTACCTGCTGTATAGAATGCTTTGCTTAAAAGATCCTTATACTTATTATGGCCTCCAGCCTATCGATAAAATCACATTTTCAATGTTAAACGTAACATTGGAAGCAGCACAAGGTGTCGGCTGGGATAAGATGCAGCAGCTGCTCCAAAGCTCTGATTGGTTCATGGAACGAGGCAATATGAATGCTAGTAGGACAAACCCTCAGTGGCAACCGCCTAAAGGAATTGAGCTTGTATTCGGTTCTAGTAATAGACACGTAGTTGGTCGTGCACTATTCTCTAACTTCTCGGATGAAGTTAACTTCGGTGTCGGTAATAATGTAGAGAAACAAAAAGCTAAGCTTAAGAAAATGATTTCTCAGATCGACGCCCGTATGATTTCTCGTTTTGGTAAAGGTACCTACCTTCCTACGATGAATATTATCGCTTCATCAAAAGACTCTGAACAGGCTTTCATGGAATCTTATATTGAAATGAAACGCCAAAATGAGAGTAAAACTACTCTAATTGTTGACGAACCTCAGTGGATAGTCAGAAATGATAAAGGTTCGCCGGATGACCCAGGAAGCTTCTATGTTGCTGTCGGAAATAAGTTCCTAGCACATGAGCTACTTCCAGTCGGAGCGACAGAAGATGAAATAAATGCATACAGAGAAAAAGGTTATTTCATGCTAAAAGTTCCTCCGATTTATAGAGAAGCTTTTGAAGATAACATTGACCTTGCGCTCACTGATAACGCCGGTATTTCTACTTCAAGTTCTACTAAGTATATCTCCGGTGTTCGTTTAAATCAGATTAAGACAGACACATATAAAAATCCATTTACAAAAGATATTATCGAAGTTGGCAACAGCCCAGATGATATATTACAGTATTCTAACTTCTTTGATATATCAAGAGTAAATCCACGAGATCTTTCAAGACCTCTGTTTATACATCTCGATATGTCGCTTTCTGGAGACAAAACTGGTATCGCCGGTATCTGGATAACAGGTAAAAGGCCACCACAAGCCGGAACAAATGACCCAAGCAAAGAACTTGAATTCAAGGTCGCGTTCTCTGTTTCTGTTAAGGCACCTAAAGGTTTCCAAGTAAGCTTTGAGAAGAATAGAAACTTTATACGCTGGCTTCGTGACCGAGGCTTTGCAATCAAAGGAGTATCAAGCGATACTTATCAATCTGCGCAGATTCAACAGCAACTTAAAGCAGATAATTTTAATACTAAAATCTTATCTGTGGACCGCGTAGATAGTGCTACAAAACAATGCTTACCATATGCTTTCTTTAAATCTGCAATATATGAAAGACACCTGCAGTTATATAAAGATTGTGAATTACTTACTAACGAGATAGTTAGTTTGGAAAGACTTTCTGATGGTCATATCGATCACCCTCAAAACTTCTCAAAAGACCAGGCCGACGCCGTGTGTGGTGCACTCTTCCTTGCAAGCGAATTTGCAGAAGAATACTCTTACGATTATGGCGAGAGCCTTGAAACATCCTTGGAAGTTAATGCGGTAGCAGATGACTTTAGAAAACAACAAATGATCCTCGAGTTCCAGGAAGAGCTAACTAGGATTTATATGGATAATGCTATAGCCGTTGAGAAAGTAGATTATCAAAAGAAAAAAGAATATGAAACATACCAAGATATTTTGAATGGTATAATTATTTTATAAGGAGACCATAGATTATGGCGGAAAATACTACAACTAAAACGTCGCATGCGCTAGTCGGCAGTCAGACACAACCAATAACACTTGACAATACGACCACGCTAGATATTGACGTCAATAAAACTTTAGTAGACAATATTATAGAAGCTGGCTTAAATAGCAAGCTTGATGTTGCAGCACTTGAGAACTTTACCAGTATCTCAAATTCACGTGACCAGATATATCAGTTAATTGATACTATGGCTCAGGATTCTTCTGTCGCCTCGATATTAAGAACGTATGCAGAAGATGTCTGTGAGCCTGCAGACAATGGACATGTTATTTGGTGTGAGGCTAGCGACCCAAAAGTTAGTAAATTTGTTAACTACTTGCTAAACACCATGAATGCAGATAAAAATATGTTTGGCTGGACGTATGCACTATTAAAATACGGTGATGTGTACCTACGACTTTATCGAGAGTCAGACTATGCCGATGCATTATTTAAGACTGATAACATTGATAAAGTATATTCTGCGAGAAATACACTTAATGAAGCTTTTGATATAAGTATAGATGAAGAGCCTAAGAAAGAGACTCTTGATGAGGCAGTTAAACTTAATTTACACACCGCTTCAGACCCATACAGCTACTATGTAGAAGCAGTAGATGACCCTGGCACAATGTTTGAGCTTACCAAATTTGGTAAAACCTACGGCTATATAGAAACACCAAATGAAACATCTACCGTAGATAATACATCAGCTTTTACAGGTGTAACTGCTTCTGGTACATATAACTTTAGAATGAAGTCTGCAGATGTAAATGTATTCCAAGCTGATGACTTTGTTCACGCCTGTCTTGAAGATAACTTTACTAGATACCCAGAAACTGTTGATTTGTTTATCGATGCTGATGGTACAAAGAGCCAATCTTATAGTGTTAGACGTGGTAAATCACTTCTATACGATTCTTATAAGATTTGGCGAGAGAAAGCACTACTTGAAAGCGCCGCACTCTTAAACAGAATTACCCGTTCAAGTGTAGTACGTAAAGTTGGCGTAGAAGTCGGTGACATGCCGAAAGAACAAGTTCAGCAAACCCTACGTCGCGTTAAGGAAATGATGGAGCAAAAGAGTGCTCTAAACGTTGGCAACTCAATGAATGAGTATAACAACCCAGGCCCAATGGAAAATAATATTTATTTTGCAACACACGGTGGCCAAGGAAATATTACCGTAGAAGCAGTCGGCGGTGATGTTGAAGTAAAGAACCTCGCTGACCTTGACTGGTGGAATAATAAGTTCTATTCTTCTTATGGTATTCCTAAGCAGTACTTTGGCTGGACCGACGATGGTGCAGGCTTTAATGGGGGTACTTCTCTTACTATTCTTTCTAGCGTTTATGCTAAAGGTGTTAAGAGAGTTCAGAATGCAATGATTCAGGCACTCACAGACGCTATCAATCTTTTCCTTCTTAACAAGGGCCTCAAGAGCTATCTCAATAACTTTACTCTTAAAATGAAAGCGCCTATCACTCAGGAAGAAATTGACTACCGTGCTGACCTTTCTAACAAGATTAATGCAATCAGCAGTATGCAGGGATTATTTACTGATATTGAAGATAAGCCTAGACGTCTGCGTATCTTAAAAGCTCTTCTTGCTGGACTTGACTATGGCGATGATATTAATGTGGAAATAGATGCCGAAATTAAGGCTATTGAAGAAGCCGCTGCTGAAGCAGCTCTCGAAGCTGAAAATGAAGAAAACACCACAGCAGAAGATACAGAAGTGGAAACAGAAGCAGCCGAGGAACCAGCAGAAGATATAGATTTGGGCTCACTTGAGGAACTTAATCTAGAAGCATTTAATGTAGGCACCGGTGATTTGTTGTTAGAGGAGCAGGATGTTCTTAGTAATATAATTCTTACTGAAGATGACCTCCCCTCACCAAGTGACTTAGATGCGGAAAAAGATTTCTCTGAAAATAACTAATGGATATTTGAAAGGTATATATTATAATGATTACAAAAAATGATTGTTTGACTATCCTGGTCTCACTTGAAGACAAGGGAATCAATATAGATAAGCCTATGAGGAAGCTTGTAACGAGCAAAGAAATTCCTATGGAAGTGCTAAAGTTTATCTTAGACAACCGTGGTATTGAGGTTGCTAATTTTTATGAAATGCTTCGTAAAAAACACAACCAGAAGAAATCACCTCTATATCATAATATTGTAAAAGACATTTATGATACTGATGAGGTTATTACAACACTTGCCTGTCTACTAGTACAAATCACCCTGTATGGAAGAAAGCTTCCGACAAATAAAGAAATTTTTCAGCGAGAAGTACGCGCCGAAGAAATTTCAAGAGTGCTAAACAGCTATTACAGCACTGGCGAGTTTGATCAGTGCATCGCTCTGCTAAAGCTACTCAAGTCAGATTTACTTGTACTCGAGCATATCAGCGGTCGACGTGACGCACTAAATTAAAAATATAATATAAAAAATAAACTATATTAATAAAAAATAATATAGTTTATTTTTTATTTAATTTTAATACAAAAATATTAGCTAAATTAATTGATCATAAAGATGTGTAATTAAACATCTTAAATTAAATTAATTAAAAATTATCACCTATAAGGAGAGTTAAAAATGAAGCTTGAGAACGGCTACAAACTAATTTATGAAGTTGTTGATAACGGAGTAAGAGAGTTCAGAGCATCTAAGACTGGTGTACCCGCTGATGATGACTTTGTAATTACTTCTAATACAATCGGAGCTAATAAGCTTATATACCAGTACGAAGGTAAGTTCTATGGCACCGGTGATAACTTTGTTCCTACATACAACGATGATGGAACCCCTGCCGATGAGGCACTCATTACGGATGAAGCTTTTGCAGAAGTTTTTGTTGCTAAGACTGAAGAGCCTGAGGTAGAGGAAGCCCCTGTGTGCGAGCACGAATTCGTAGACGGTGTTTGCACAAAGTGCGGTACGGCTGACCCTGACTTTGTTCCTGCTGAGTAATAAAAATTATTATTAAATTATTTAATTATTAATTTATTATCTGCTAAATTATTTAGAACGCTGTAACTAAGAGGACGATTATGGATTTAAATAAAAAAAGAATTCTTGAAGCGTTACAGATGCAGCCACTATCACCTGAGGAGATGGCCTCTAGACATATTTTAGGCAGATTGTATGGTCCTATTGCTACGTGTGTTGAAAGCACCAGAAACGGTAGACTTTACAACAAGCCACTTTGGGAGAGAGCCCTACAAGATGACATCTTTTTAGAGAAGGTAGCTACTAAAGCACTTTTCCTAGAACTCGGTCATCCCGCTGATAGAGAAGAGACAGATATGAAGCAGGCATGTGCTTGTATTCCTGAGGTGCCAAAGATTGTCGGCGACGACCTTTGTGCTTATGTTGATATTCTAGATACTCCTAACGGTAGACTGCTAAAAACGCTCGTAGATTATGGATTTGTTCCTGGAATCAGTTCACGTGGTTCCGGTGATGTAATGGACAACAACCAGGTTGACCCAGAAACATTCTTTTTGGAAACTTGGGATATTGTTCAACTACCTGCAGTTAAAAAAGCAAGACTTAATGTTTGTGAATCTTTAGACTCTGAAGGCCTTAAGCTTAAGAAAGCTTTAGCTGAGTCTTATAAGGCTGCAAAAGAAGAGGATAAAGATACTATGAAAAAGGCACTAGAAAATTTAAATATTGATATTGAAAATGAAATCTCTGACGAGGCACCTATCGAAGAGTCAACTAGACTTACTGCTGAGGATATTCCTTGGGCAGACGATGAAGAGATTCTAACAGAAGAGATGCCTGCTGAAGAGGAAACTGAGGAAGCCGAAGAAGAGACTACTGAGGAAGCTACTGAAGAAGCTGATGTAGCTGAACCTACTGATGAAGAAGTTCCTGTAGAAGCAGAAGAAGCAGAGGTAGAAGAGCCTGAAGTAGTTGATGTAACCGGTGACGGTGAAGCGGATGTCAGCACTGTCGGAGATGCTATCGAGTTGCTTAAAGAATTCGACGAAGATACTAAAGTAGAATTCGAGGCTACTGATGCCAATGGAGAAGTTGCTCCTGTAGATAATATCGAACATTACATAGACGATGATGTTCTTGTTCTTAATGTGAAATCCTGCGAAGCTGAAGAAGAACCTTCAGAAGTCGCAGATTCAAATATAGAGACTGAAACTGATGAAATTCCTGTTGAAACCATCGAAGAAGTAACCAATGATGAAGGCACAGCCGACGATGACGGAGATGACGAGGTCATTGAGAGCTTGAAAGAGATGGTCAGACAGAAAGAAGCTTTGGAAACCGAACTTAGTGATTTGCGTAAAGCTAAAGCAGTTGGCGATGCCAAAGAACAAGAGTTACAAGAAAAGCTTGGCCGGTACAGAACTGCATTTAGAAATACTAGTGCAGAAGCTGCAAAAGTTCCTGAGCTAATTGCAAAAGTTGAAGAGCTCACAGAAAAACTTAACCAATCGCAACAAAATGTAAAAGTATTAACTGAAAAGGTTAATAAAGCACAACAGCTAAAAGAGAGCATTGAAGGCAATAAGGCAAATGAAAGACGCTTAAATGAAGAAGTGTCTAGACTTACTAAAGAGTCTAAAGCTCTTGAAGCTAAACTTGAAGGTCAAACAAAAGTTTATACTGAAAAACTTCAGGAAAGAACAAACCTTGCAAAAGCTTATAAAGCACGCTATATTGAGTCACTCAATAAGTATGTAAAATCTAAAGCTGACATGCTCGGTGTTGCACCTTCAGAAATTACAAGCCGCCTCAATGAGAACTTTACTCTCTCAGATGTTGATGCTGTTTGTGACAAAATTCTTGATTCTACTGTCAATTTCAGTAGACTTCCTTTCGGTGGAAGAACTAAAACATCTGCTCGTATAGCTGAATCTGTATCTAGACCTGCTAAGAATAATTATGACGACGATGACCTTAGTGACCTTCTCGAGCTTGCCGGATTGAAGAAATAAACCAGAAAGCTTAAACACAAAATCTAAACAAAAAACAAAAACTAATTATTACTTTTAGAAAGAGGTATATTATGAAACAAAATCTTCTTGAGACTTATTCTCGTCAGCTCAAGGTTGCTGAAGCTTATGTAGCTAAGAACTTTGAAGGCAAGACTATTTCTTCTAACACAGCACTTACTACTGCTGTTCTTCTTGACAACACTAACCGTTGGATGACCGAGTCTATGGATATCGGTGCTCTTGGCAACGCTACTGACCGTAGCCAGCTTGGCGCTTGGAAGAAGTTCTGCTTGAACCTCACCAACATCGCTGTTCCTTCTCTTATCGCTAACGACCTCGTTATCGTTCATCCTATGACCAGTTACTCTGGTTCTGTTGCTTACCTTGAGTACGTAGCACTTTCTGACAAGGCTGGTATGCAGGGTAAGGTTCTTAACGGTGTATTCGGTCTTGGTGAAATGAGCACTGAGCGTATGAGCTACACTTCCCAGATCGTTGTTGAAACTCTTGTTGCTGACGAAGATGGTAATGTTGCTCTTGCATTCGAGGCTAGCGAAATTGATCCTGAAGGCTTCAAGTACTTCGATGAAGAGACCAAGACTGTTAAGACTGCTGCTTACAAGGTAAACGGCAAGTATGAGACTTCCTACACTCCTAAGGCAGGCGACAGAGTTGCTTACAAGGCTATGGAGTATCAGATGGAGAAAGTTCCTGCTGAGAACATTCCTACTATCGGTCCTCGCATGAAGCACATTCCTCTCGTTGCTGAGCCTCGTAGAATTGCTGTTCGTTACGACCAGATCACTGCTTTCCAGGCTAAGACTGACTATGGCTTCTCTCTTGACAAGCAGATCGCTGAGCAGGCTTGCGGTGAGCTCGCTTACGAAATCGACACTGAGATCGTTGACATGCTTTACCAGGGCTCTAAGAAACTCGAGGGTGTTAGAGAGTGGTCTAAGACACTTCCTGCTGGCGTTTCTAAGTTCGAGCACTACAACGGCTTCCTTGAAGTTATCGAAGAAGCTAAGATGGTTATCTATAACAGAACCAAGAAGTTCCATCCTAACTACATGGTAATCGCTTCTGACGTTCTTCCTGTTCTCCGTTTCGTTAACGGCTTTACTGCTGTTAAGAACGCTAAGATGAATGGTCCTTACAAGGTTGGTGAGCTTGACGGCCTTAACGTTTACGTTTCTCCTATCCTTGGCAAGGGTGAATTCTTCCTCGGCCTCAACGGTAACGACATGATGAGCTCTGCTGGTGTTTACGCTCCTTACATGGCAATCGTTCCTACTCAGCTTCTCGGTACTCCCGATGGCGGTATGGCACAGGGCTTCAGCACTTGGTATGCTAAGGCACTCCTTAACGAGGCTCTCCTTGTTTCCGGTAAGATCGTTGACTAATTGCTGACTAACTAACGCTAATAAACCAATTAATGAAGCACGCAGTGTAAAAGCTGCGTGCTTTTCTTATACATTATTAAAATTATTTGCTAAATTAATTGATTAGTTAGCAAGGAGTTAAAATAATGAAACTTGAAGATATTATTGATGAAGTTAAATTAGAGCTAACTGGCTACATACTTGATATGGAAATAACAGATGAAACGCTAGTTTCAGTTATTAAAAAGGCGTTAAGAGAGCTCGAAAGGTTTTGGGACGAGACTACACTTATTAGAGTACCATTTGCTTCCTGTATCGACCTTGACGGCGACTTTTTTAAAGAAAAAGTAAGTTCTATTGTAAAAGTATACAGAACTGAAGGCTTTGGTGATATGGAAGGTGGCGTGTCTGTTATGAATGATCCAATTCAGCTCGCTCAATTTGCTATTTTTAGCAATGGTGGTACTATGTATAACTTACAAGACTATGTAATGAACTATGCTTCTTGGATGTCATTAAGCCAGATGAAAAATACTATGTCTACTGACATGGCTTTTAAAGAAGACCGCCACAATAAAAAATTATATATTAATAGAGCCAATAGTGCACCTAGTATGGTTACAATAGAGTATATTCCAAAGCTAAACTCTGTTGAAGATATTAAAAGTGACTATTGGATTGATATCTTAATTAAATACTGTGTTGCTCTTACAAAAGTAGTTCTAGGTAGAATTAGAACACGTTTTGCTCAGTCTAATGCTCTTTGGACACAAGACGGCGATAAAATTCTTGAAGAGGGTAACACTGAGTTAAAAGAACTGCGTGAGATACTTCGTGTAAACTCTAACATGACTTACTTAATCGATTAATAAACTAAGGAGAAATATAAATGAAAGAATCTGTCACTAAATTTGACTTTGAGTCAGCTTTCAAGGCTCTTGATGAGATAGATATTCCAGTAGCAGAACCAGGTATTAGAGCTAATAGACCTGCACTTACAGAGATCTTCTCTCGCAAGACTAAGTTTGATTCTTTGTTTGAAGAATACTATGATATCAACAATTCTGAAGATTTAACAGATGCTCAAGAAGCACGTGAAGCAGAAGTTGCAAAAGCTAAGCTTGCTCGTATTGAGAAAATTGTTGATCTTGATGCTGATTCGCCTGAGGACTTACTAACTTCCTATGTTGGTAAATATATTATGCAATGTCCTCAGTGTATGACACTATTCTATAAAGATAAGGAAGACATTGTAGAATCTGAGGATGATCCACTAACTGTAAATGTAAATGAAGTATGTCAGCACTGTGGAAACGAGTCTGGCTATACTCTTGTTGGTAAAGTTGGGGAAGCTGAGGCTGAGGAAGAACTCCCTACTGACGAACTTCCTCTAGAGGACACCAGTGAAGAGTCTGCCGAGGAAACTGTGGATGAGGAAACTACTAACGACCTTACTGACAGTGAGGATTTTGAGGATCTAAATCTTGATGAGCTGGACCTTAATATTGAAGACGAAACTTCTGATGAAGAGGTTGAAGAATCACACTTTGTAGAACATACTGGCGAGGCTCTTGTAGAAGACTTAGCTGATGATAAAGACCTTGATGATAAGCTTAAAGCACACAGTGAGTATATTGAGTATCTAAGAGATGCTATTGCTCAAGAGGAAGAGAAGCTTGAAAAAGCAACTAACGATCAAGTTAAGGTTGCTATCCAAAGAAATATTGATGCCTTTAAGGCAGACCTTGAGGCAGCTCTTCCTGATGCAGTTAAAAATGAAACTATTGAAGAGCCTGTAGTTGATGAGACTGCGGAGCCTGTAGAAGAGATCTCAGAAGAAGACAAGGAACTTGATGATATTATTGAAGCTCTCACAGAAGAGCTTCATGAAGATGCCGACCTAGAAGTTTCGGCAGACGAGTTTGAAAAACTCATTAACACACCTGAATTTAAGAAGCCTATTTCTGACACTTCTGTTAGAGCAATGCTCAATGACGAGAAAGAAGAAGAAGCTGAAGTTGAAGAGTCTTTAGAAGAGGCTCTGCTTACTGAAGGAAATCTGCTAGACCTTGGTAAAGCATTGTTAAAAAAAGTAAAACAGGCTGGTGGTAGTTTTAAAAATAAAATTTCTGCTGCTATTGATTCACTAACTAAAGATGCTACAACCAGAGAAGAAAGAGCAGACTGGATTCTAGCCAACGCCCTAAAAGATTATGCCAAAGCAAAAGTTGACAAAACCGGAGTTGTTCCAGAAGAAGAAAACCGTAGATTTAAAACTTTCTTAGTTATTGGCTTTGATGGTAAAGATGCCAAAGGCAAGCCATTTACTGCTGCTCCCGCTTATGATCAAAAGGGCTTAGTACCAAAAGAGGTTCAAGAGAAAGGCACTTACAAAGACGCTGAGGCTGCTGCAAAGGGTTGGAGCATGCTTTCTGAAAACGGTCCCGCTTTTATTTATCTAGCTGAAAATAAAGAGGATCCAAAAGCAGCTTTCTTGTGTGAGTTCTTTGAAGGCAAGCTTGAGCTTGACCAGCTAGATAACTATTTTGATACTATTAAAAAGAACTTTGAAGGTGTTATGCTTAGAGCACAAAGCGCTACTAGCACTGACACTGCTGAAGAAGAAACACCTGCAACTGAGGGCCTAGAAGTACAAAATGATCTAGCTACTATCGTTGAAGGCATTGAAGAGCTTCAGGAAGCCTCGCTGGAAAGTCAGATTGCAAAGAGCTTAGCTGAAACCTGCGGAAATGTTGAAGGCTTTACACTTACTAACTGTTCCTACTTAAATGAGAAGCTCTCAGTAGAAGGTAATATTACTTTTAAGTCTGGTAACTCTGAAGCTACTACTTTTGTATTTACAGAAGCACTAAGTGCTGAAGATGCACTTGTTAACCTAATTGGTTGTAATGAGGCTCTTGGTACTAAAGTTACTATGACCGGTCGTACCGTTGATAAAGTATTTATTACTGAATCTTTTAACTAAGCATAAAAAAATTAAAGTTAACAACGAGATGATAACCATCTCGTTGTTAACAAAAAAATATAAAGGAGCCAGAATGTCAGATCTTAATACAAACTATGGTCTTTTACTAAATAAAGACATAAAACTACATAGAATGTGGTTTAAACAAATGACGGCACTGCATGGTATTAATTGTAAATATAAGGCTCCTCTTAAAAATAAAGAATATGATGTACATGGCGACTTACAAACAGGTTATAAGCCAGAAATTCTTGTTGGCTGTTTGTTTGTAGAACACCCAGATCAGAAGTCATTAAAGAAAGCTGGTTGGGTTGCAGAGCTTCAAGAAGACTCTTCAGTTATTCATGTTCCGTATGACCTACCTGACCTTCAAGTCGGAGCTTTATTTGAGGTCCCTAGCGGACTAGATAATGGCAAAGGCAGATTGTTCCGTGTAATAAGCATGTCAAATATTATGATATATCCTGCTTCAATTGCTTGTGAAATAGCTCTTGAATATGAGTCAAATGATGAACAGCGTCTAATTTCTGCTGCGCATGAGCAAGAAGACATGCCTTTGCTTATTGATAGAGAGGAGGATGATTAATGTCTGAAAAATTACTTGAAGCTGATTTTATTTCAGTTGATATAAGATCTTTACTTAGTGGTGGTGCGCCAGCGGATGCTGCAGCCACTTCTGCTACTCCTGCTAGCTCAGCGGTGCCAAAGACACGAGTAAAAGAGGCACTACCAAGCGCTGGTGATTGGGCAGCTTGGAGTGAGCTTCTAAAAGCTAGACTGGAGAAAAATAAAACTGCTAGAAACAAAAAACCTGATTATGAAATAGAGCAGGTGTTTTTTGAAGAATTTTTTAAAGCAAACTGGGAAGCCGATATTGCTGCAAAACTAATAGATATCGGTGAACCGCTAAGAAAAATATTAAAAGTACTTGGTATTAAAGAAACAAACCAAATTCTTATCTTTATAACACTTGATTTTACAAAAGAATTACTTCGTAGTGGTAAGCTAAATATACTTACCTTTAAAGCTATTTATAATGCTGTTGCTAAAAAATTAGTTGCTGATAGTGAATTTATACAGCAAAATAATTATAATATAATTTACTGTAAAGATCTATATAACAAGTCACCAAAAGATATTGAGCAGTACTTAGAATACCAAAGTAGCAGCAGTAGACTTGCCCTAAACAAAGATACTTATACCGCTGCTGACCAGATAGCAAATAAAAGAACGTTTTGTCATTTCGATAGTGTTGGTGAGCACGAGCCTCAAAAGTACGTAGAAAAAGTATTTAGAAAAGAAAATCCTATGCCAAGTGATGATGAAGTAGTAGCCTTTTCTATGGAAAGTGCTAAACTTAATAGCCTTGATGTAGTTAAGCTTCTTTTAGGTAAAAACACCAAAGAAACTATTCATGTAGATACCTCTGGTGTTGCAGCTATTACTAGCAAAATAACTTCCGTATCACATGCATATGCGGCATTATTGGCTGTTAGTATGAACTCAGATAGTACCGAGGCCAGAAAAGCTCTTGCCCTGCCCTATTTTAAAGGACTTAATACTGAGCAGATAAACGCAGCAGTTGTTATGCTAGCTACCTCAAGTATTATTCCAAAGGGACATATACAAACGGCTGATGCTGATGCAATAGTAAATAGTATAGTAACTAAACTAAGTAAGGTATAAGCTATGCTATTTATCGTTAACAATAAACATTATATGTCTCAAGAACAATTGCGAACAAATACTCTACTTGATGCTTACTTTCTGATTGAAAATTATTCTCTACATGCGTCTGAAATAATTCTGGATAATTACATACAACAGCAGTATAAAACAACTTTAAAAAATATGTGTATTAAACTGCTGCTCAGCTTATCATTTTATACAGATAATGATGGAAACTTGGTGCTTTTATTTAAGGACCCTAAGTATGATACAATAGCAAGTTTGATTACCTATGGTAATGGAGCTATCCCCGGTAGTCGAATTCTTCAAGTAGCTCTAAAATCATAAGGAGGTACAAACTATGGCAATAAACTACTATGATGAAGCGGTTACTCAAAAAATCAAAGGCTGGCTAGCTGACTCTTCTAAACTAAGAGTATTAGCACCAGATGAGTCTAATAGACTAATTCAGTTACATGCTGAAGATACCAATGACGAACCGCTTAAGTTACCTCTAATTGCAATATCAAGAAATAGGGATTTAGAAATAGAATCCACTATCAAACAAAATAAATCTTTTGATGGCTTAGTAATTGGGCAAGATGCTACTACTGCAGCAACTATTCATTTAAATGTTATCCCAGTAAAAACTACTTATCAGTTAGATATTTACACAAAGAAAAGAATTGAGGCTGATGAGTATGTTAGACAATATCTATTTAAGCTTATAAATAATCCGCAAATTATTATAGAAATTCCTTATAATAATTATGTTGTAAAACATACTGCAAATCTAAGAGTACTTAATACAGTATCTGATACAAGTGATATACCATCACATCTATTTGCCGGACAGTTTTATAAGTGGACTATTCAGTTGGAGCTTCAAGATGGTTTCCTATTTAGTATACCTCAGAAGCAAAACTGGCGTATCGTAGGTATTGAAGTTACTGCTGCTGACAAAATTTCTGACCCTACAGAAGAAGAAATTTTATTTGAATGTAGCATAAAATAATCTGCTAAATTATTTGAAGTTGCAAAAAGAACTTTCAACAATTAAAGTTATTAAATTAAACAAGGAGATATAATTAGTATGCCTAAAATACTTATTAATGAGAAAGATAGAACTTCTCCCGGCACACCTGCTAGTTATGCCAACTATTCAGTTCTAATCGCCGGCTACAAAAACCGCGAGCCTGTTTTAGCACCTATTTATGAAGCTGATGGTAAGACTATAAAAACACCTGCTGACGTAGTGCTTCCTGACTCTAATGGTGTTTATGAGTTTAGTTCTAGACAGGATTTTGAGGATGTTATTGGACTAACAGACATTGAAAAAGAAGTCACTATTGTAACTTCTGTAGATGCAGAAGGCAAGGAAGTTACTTCAACGAGAACAGAGTGTCATTATGGTAACAGAATGGCTGCCGAGCTTTTAAGTCTTGGATATACCATTATTTATTTACCTATTAACTCTATTGACGATATTAGCTCTGAAGCTAACTGGGAAATCTTTAAGGATAAAGCAAGCTACGACTTCCGCTTTATTAGCCATGGCTTACTTAAGACTACCTATGAAAAAGATACATTTGATCCATTAAATGATCGTTTGAAAGCAATTAAAGCTGATATAGCAAAACTTGCTGAGATCATTGCTGATGTAGAGGCGTCTGATGCTTATAAAACTCTTGAAGCTAGCCTCAAAACTGCAACAGAGACTGAAAAAGTTAATATACAAGGCGATATTGCTGATCTATATGCGGATGCTTATGCTGAAGTAATTGATAAGGGTTATACTGGATTTAAGGTATCGACGGAATCTGGGAAGGCTGGAACGGCCACCTACAGCTATGCTGAGGCAGTTAACAACCTAACAGAAAACAGCGAAGGCAAAATCACTGCTTACGATACTCAGAAAGATTTCGTGGACGCTTACGACGACACAACCGTTACACCAAACGTATTCAATAAGATTAACGGTATTATTGCAAAGCTTGCTTGCTACAGAACTGATGATGCAGGTGTAGTTCTTTGTGGTGGTCGTGGTGACTGTACTGCGCTTATCGAGCTTGATAAGAACTGCTATGTTGATACTAATTCTACAGACAGACCTGAAAAGCTTATTGCTGATGGCATCAATAACATGTCTACGGTTACTAAAACTGAAGGTCCTTACTGTGCTATGACAGTACCTAGCGTACACTACAAAATGTCCGGCGATGTTGTTGAATTCCCTGGCGCATTCCATTATCTTGCTTGCTTTATGAATGCTCTTGGTGGTGGTTTTGCTGAGTGGTATGCAGCTGCTGGTTATACTCGCGGTGTTGCTAGTTATGTAATCGACCATACTGATGTTAAACTTGGTGAAATTGCTATCAACGCTCTTGAGCCTAGAAACATTGTAGATGCTTCTGCACAGCCTAAGTTTGCTTGTAATGTAATTGCTAACTTCCGTGGTAGCTATTACCTCTGGGGTAACAGAACTGCTGCTGAGCTTGGTGCAGCTGCAGGCGGTAATGACCTTACTGCTGATGACTTCCTAAACATCAGACAGCTCTGCACCACAATTAAGAAACAGCTTTATGTTGCTTGCCGTAGATTTACATTCGATCCTAACAGTGATACTCTCTGGTTCAACTTTGTAAACGCTATTACACCTACCCTCGAAAGAATGAAAGCTGACCAGGGTGTAAGAGATTACAAGATTATCAAGGTATACACTGATAAGAAAGCAACTCTAAAAGCTAAGCTTAGAATTATTCCTATCGAAGCTGTTGAGGACTTTGACCTTGAAATCTCTCTTGAAGATTCTTTCGGTGAAACCTCTGCTGTTGTAAATGGTTAATTGAAAGGAGATTATAGAATATGTCAAATAGTTTATCTGCTATGCATATCAGCACCAACCTCGCTAACTATGAAGCTGCCAGATCTGGCTTTTTCTCGCTAATCGTAGATGATATCGACAATATCGTTAGCGCAGCTTATACAGGCGACCATAGCGCGGCTGCTGATAGTGATAAAATTAAAAAGGCTCAAGAAACTCTTAAGCTTAATGTAGTTAAAGCTCCTGTTCCTCACTTTGGCCTCGAGGTTCTTAAGTATAAGCGTGGTAATGACACTGTTACCTTCGCTGGTACTCCTGAATATGAGGCAGGTTCTATAACTGTTGATGACGTTGTTGGTTTGGATACTAAGTCTATCCTAATGGCTTGGCAGGCACTTGCTTACAACGTTCATACTCGTAAGGGTGGCCGCATGAAGGACTACAAGAAAAACTGCACACTCATTGAGTATACCCAGGACTTTGAGCAGGTTAGAAGCTGGACTCTCTACGGCTGCTGGATTAATAAAATCAGCGAGGGCGAGTTCGACAAAGAAAACGACGGCAAGAGACAGATTACTGCAGAGCTTCAATACGACCGAGCTATTATGGTAATGCCTGACTAATATATAATAAATAAAAATAAAAAAGAGTAGTAAGTTACTACTCTTTTTTATTTTTAATAAATCTATTTATTGTTCTGCTAAATTATATAGTAGTCAAAAGCTATATATCTTAGAGAAAGGACTTTTATAATGGGACGTAAAAAAGTAGATAGAAGTGACAAGGTTATACAAACTTTTGAGTCATCAAAACCGCTGATTGAACGTTTAAAAGAAACTGCTAATGCCAGAGGTATTACTGTATCAGCTCTTATAAGGTATATTTTAGAACACTACTTTGAAAATCGAGAACTATAATAATTGAATATTAAATGAAAGGACTTATTATTATGGATAGACAGACCGATTACACTATTATGGAAGGCTATGAGCTCCCTTCAAAGGGAAAAATTTATAGCGAAAATGTAAATCCTCATGTAGAGCTTCGCTCTATGACTGCAAGAGATGAGATGAAGAGACTTTCTCCTTCCAGTACTCCGCTAAAAACACTTGCAGATATCATCGAAGGATGTTGTATTGAAAAACCTGCTATTCATGTATATGACATGAGCCTCGGTGATTATGAGTTCTTACTTCATAAGCTAAGAATTGTTACATATGGCGAAGACTACAAGGTAGCCCTTCGTTGCTCAGAGTGTGGAGAAACTATAGAAACTATTGCTAAGCTTGACCAACTTAGCGTTAAAGAGTTTGACGAGGAAGCTATAAATGCTCTTCGCGTTTTCTCTCTCCCTAAGAGTGGTCGTAGCATTACTCTTGACTTCATTTCTCCTCGCAGAGTCGAAGAAATGGAAGTAAAGGTAAAAGATATGAAGCGTAAGTACAAGACAGCTACAATTGACTTTGAAACTCTTGTAAGACTTCTTTCTAATATTGACCTTGTTGACGGTGAAAAGAAGACAGAGACTGAACTTGAAAATATTATTACCAACCTACCTGCAATGGATTTACAGAAAATTCTAAATAACATAGACAAGCTTAATCAGCAGGTTGGCTTAGATAATGTTCTTTACCTAACTTGTCCAAAGTGTGGCGAAGAAATTACTACCTTTTTTCGCTTCGGGCCCGAGTTTTTTAGACCCACAAACATCTAATGACGGTACACCCTATGGGCCTAAACATTATAAAGAGCTCGTTAGGGAATGCTGGTATGTTAGCGATAATCTGCATACCAGCTATACAGATGTTTTAAACCTTGCCTATCAAGATAGAATTTATCTTATAGAATGTATAAATGAAAAAAAGGAAGCTACTGCAAGGGCCATAGAAGAGGCACGGCTTTCTAACTAAACTTTCTAAGGAGGGAACCATTTATGGCTAATGAAGAATTAGGCAAACTATCGCCAGAACAATTACAAAGACTTGGTAATGTAATTTCTGAAGCAAAGAGCCTCACTAGCCAACAGGAGGAAATTATCGGAAGAGTCTTATCTGGTGAAGAAGATATTGGCGAACTCCGAATTTCATATCTAGAAGAATACTTTGATATATATTCAAAGAATCTTGATATGATTGCTCGAAAATATAGCAAGCTAAACGATGCCTTTTTGTTAGCAAACGAATTACTCAATGAAAGCTTTAAATCTGCTGAAAGAGCTTCTCGAGAGCAGCAACGTCGAGAAAAAACAGAACGACCAAAAGACAAACCTGATGGCTCTGAGAGTGCTTCAGCTACTACAACAAGCAGAACAACGCGGGCTACTAAGGCTAGCAGAGAAGAAACTCGTTTTGTAGAAGCAGCAATGGCTCTAAGAGATGCTCTAACGGCAAGTCGTGCTAGCAGCGCAGCAAATAGTGATGAGTATGCTACTACACTAAGAGACGCCCTTAAAGCCAGCAACTTTACTGCAATAACAAGCGGTGATACACCAAGTGTAAGTAGAACCGAAGAAGTTAGTCCTGCGGCGGGGGAAGTAGCAGCTACTCGTCAAGATAATGCTTCTGCTATTAATGATATCTCTTCGGCACTTATAGAGGCACTTAGAGCAAGCCATTATACTCCAACTCCCGGTAGCGGTGGTGCTGACGCTGGAGCTGGTGACGAAGGTCGACCTCCCGTCGTGCCAGACGTTACAGTACGAACTTTCGCGGCAGAGGATGAAATTGCTGGGCTTTCTGATGCAGTAGTCGACTTGAGTGCAGTTATGGATGCGTTAAATGTACGTGAAGCAGAAATTGATGCTGCGCGTAAAGAACGTATTACTAAGCATCTGACTACGTTATTAACTTCAGCTAAGGAAGCACATGATGCACAAGTTGCCTTAGCTCTAGCAAGGAACAAAACCGAAGAAGATTTGGAGCGCCAGAGAGTAGAATATAAAATAGCTCGTATACAAGAAGTTGTTGATGCTGAAACAAAAGCACAGCAACTAATGGATGAGATTAATACTCAACTTGACTATGCTAGAAATGCTGCTAGTAGAAGAGAACTTGGTAAGCTAAGAGCTGAACAAATTGCAGCGGAAGAAAATGCAAAGTCTTTAGAAGAAATTAAAACTGCTATGGCCGAGAGGCGACAAGCATTAGAGCTTGAGGCTATGGCCAATAATAATGGTAAGCTCAGAGCTGCTGACGCTGCGGCTATCGAAAAACAGCTTAAAGATGAATTTGATACTAAACAAAAGCATTTAGACGAGCTCACCGCTAAGCGTTTTAGAGCTGCACTAGAAGCTAAAAAGCTTGAAGAGTTTAAAGAGGCAAACCAAGAAGCTGTCGCTGCTTTTGAAAAGAAAAAAGCTATTGACATCGTAAATGAAGAAATAAAGCTTAGAAAAAAGTATAGTGGTGAAGAGCTTGCCAAAAAACTAAAAGACCTCAAAAAACAGAAAAACGAAGAGTATGTTCTTGACGAGAAAAATCAGAAAAAGCTAGAAAAGTTGCAGCTAGAAGCTGCTAAAAAAGAAAAACGAGATTCTGTTGCTGCTACTGATAGTAAAATCGAGCATGCAGCTTCTTTCCAGAATCTCAGTAAAGAAGATAATCTTGTTTCTAGATTTAAAGAACTAAAGAGTATAACAGACTCTGTTGATGATGAAGATAAGGGCGCAGCACAGATGGCTGTTGCTATAAAAGCAATAAGCAGTCTTATGGCTCAACTTGAGAGCAAGATAGACAGTATTGCTCAGTACCAAGGTGGAATAGACACACGTCTCCAAGGCTCTAACAATAAAAAGTCTATGGGCTCCTATTGGAACCAGCTTACCAAAGATATGATGAGTGTTGGCGCTGTTACGCCTTTCTTTAAACAAGAAGACTTTGCGAATAACATCAAAGAGCTCGTTAATAAAGGTATTTCTTTTGATCTTAAACAGCGTGCTTTCTTGATGACTGTTCAAGAAAAGATTGCTAATACTTTTAATGTGGCTGATGGCACCCTACTAAGATTAATAAGAATTCAGCAAGAAGACTCTACTGCTGGTCGTCTTGGCATGGAGTCTGCTTTGAACTCTTTCTTAAATAACATGTATGAAACATCTGAGTATCTAACAGATGTTGCCGCAAGTGTACGTGGTAGCTTAGAAGAAATGGAAGCTCTTATGGGTGGAGCTGCTGCTACTGAAGTTGAGTACCAAGTTCAGAAGTGGATGGGTTCACTTTATTCAGTAGGTATGTCATCCTCTTCAGTACAGGCAATTGCTGGCGCATTAGGCCAAATTGCTTCTGGTCAGATTGATGCTCTTACTGGAAATGGTGCAGGTAACTTACTTGTTATGGCCGCAAACAATGCGGATATTCCAATTGCGGAAATTCTTTCTGAAGGCTTGGATGCAGAAAATACAAATAAATTATTACAAGCAACTGTAAATTACTTGGCTGAAATTGCAGAATCCTCTAAGGGTAATAACGTAGTTCAGCAGCAGCTGGCAAATGTATTTGGTGTTAAAGCTTCTGACCTAAAAGCAGCTGTTAACCTTGCTAAAGATAATACTACCGCAAATATATTTGGTGATTATAAAACATATGGTAATCTAATAAATCAGCTATACGACATGGCTGGCACGATGTTTATGCGTACAAGTATTGGTGAGATGATGACCAATATTTGGGAAAACGGTCAGTATACAATAGCTAGCAGCATGGCAAATAACCCAATCTCCTACCTAACCTACAAAATGGCAGGCTTACTTGAAGATACTACTGGCGGTATTGCTCTCCCATTCTTAAACGTAATGGGCTTTGGTGTTGACCTTGAAACTACTGTTGCGGACTTAATGCGTGTTGCTTCTGTCGGTACAGGTATTCTTGGAAGCATCGGTCCTATGATCTCTGGTTTATTTTCATCCTTCAGTGGACGATCTATGTTAAATAAGATGGGTATAAAGGAAGGCTCCGGCTTAACTATTACACCTCGTGGTGAAATAAGTGGCGGTGGTCTTACCGGCGGTGGTGCACAAACTACATCTGGTTCTGCTACTGTTGGAAATGGTTCAGGCAGCGACCTCAAAGACTCAACTGTTCAAGGTGCTGAGGACGACAAAAAGAAACAAATGGTTGAGGCCAAGGAAGAAGCAGAAGACAACCAGGTAGATGTACTAAACTCTTATGTAATAAAAATCTATGAACTACTTGATAAAGTTGCTAGTGGTAGCAGAGCTATTACCGTTAAAGTCGCTGGCTACGGCTTAACTGGTGGCGGACTTGGCTCTGGGGACACAGCTCTTGGCGGAGTTCCTGGTATAAGCAGTGATACAACTTCTAGCAGTGGACAAGTCAGTGATAAAGTAGCCACTGATGAAACTGGTAGCGTAACTCCGGGTACTGGCAGTGGAAATGTTAGCCTTGGTGGCTGGGTAATGGGATAAGGAGTGTACTAAATGTTTAAATTTAATAATACACATATTTTTACAGGTTATTTGAAGCAGCTTCTTGCTTCATTTAACCTGCCTACATGCAAAATATATACGAGAGATTTTGCAAAATATTTAGAGCAGCACGGCACAGAAGATCCAAGAGTACTTCAATCTTTTGACTCTTTTGCAGTCGGTGAGAAAGAAAAGGCAGCTGTGCGTATAAACTACTTAAAAAATAATGTACCTTATAGCTATTTTTCTAAAACCCCCAGTTTAAACGGAAAAGCTGCCTGGAAAAAAAGTGCTGACGTATTTTATACCAGCGACAAAACTATTAGAGGTTTGACACGTTCACTCTATAACCAAAGTGCTACTTACGATACTGAAACGCACGAATATTTAGGAGAGTACCTACGATTCCTAAGAGATTATCATAATGTAGATTTGATGCCTCTTTATAACTGTTTTAGTAATAAAATATATAATAATATATCCTTCTCCTTTCCAAATAATAGCAAAAGAGTAATATTTAACTCACAGGATTCTAACTATAGGATCTATGCCCTACCAGTTAAACTTTTTGCTAATTATACTATTGCAATAGACTGTGAACAGGATATAGAGCTATTCTGTGGTCTGTACAGTACTAGTCTTGATACGTCCACAAAAGGAGAAGAGCTAGCAAGCAAAACATATGAAAAAGCCAGCAAAACCTTATTTAAGCGTCCTTTTATATACGATAAACTCAGTCTTGCCTACTGGAACGCTGAAACAGATTTTAATGCTACAACCGGTCTTCCGTATATGGATAGATATACCAGATGGGATCTCACTTTGCGTGAACAAAACTTAAGACTTTTTATAAAAGTGCCAACTGGATGTCGTTCTTCTATTACGATATTAGAAGGAGACTTTAGAAATTATAATAATGTAAAATATGCGCCGGTTCAGTACAAGCAGGATGGAACAGTTTATAATCCAAAGATAGACCCTGAAGATGCAGCGGTCAAGGCAATGTGGGTTTACCAAAACAATAAAAGTATAATGAACTTTAATGCTAATCAGGTAGACCTGAACAGATATGACTTTAATCCTATCTGTCAATTACAACTATTAGCTTTTAACACAGAAGAGTCTTATCCTTTTTCTGACAAGCTTATAGAGTATCTTGGCGGTAGTGCAATAACACCGCTGGATCCAATTACGGATAACATCAAAAGAGCACAGCGCGTCATGTCTCAAAATAAAAACTACTTTAGAATAGAAGGACTATGGGAAAATAAAATGCGTAATATAGTCTATGATAATATGTTAAATGCAGGACCTTTCTCAGCACAAGATGGTAAAATCTTGGATAGAAGACTTGGTTATAACAATGGACTCGGACGAACCAAGAAAAGTACAACATTTGATGTCTTAGGCTATATTGATAAAGACACTGAGAAGCGTTACTCTAGCTGGAAAATAGAAAACAATAAAGTAGTAACTAAAAATAATATTCAAAATGTAGATATTTATGACGGTCTATATGACATTTAAGGAGGAATAAAATGGCAAGTGCAGATATTTTAAGCAGAGTTTTACCAGACTGCTACCTATATATTTCACACCTAGATGTTCCAGAGGAAGCTAAGTATTGGCAGCTTCCCGGCTACCCAGACAAAGTTACAGACCAAATGCAATCTTCCTTTCAGGAAAATACTGCGTTAGGTCGTTCAGCTCCGGTATATACGTTCAGCCACTCTGGTCCACGTTCTGTTCAGATAAATATTAGTTTTCATCGTGATATGTTTGACGAAATGCCTACCAATGTTACTTTAGAAGAAGGTGAGGATAAAGCAGAAAGCTTTATTCATGCGCTACAGGCAATTGCAGTACCAAAATATAATCTTGCTAATAAGGCAGTTGAGCCGCCTCTTGTCGCCATTCGACTTGGTAGAGAAGTCTTTATAAAAGGAATCGTTTCTGGTGGCGTTTCAGTTACTTACGGAAAGCCTATTTTATCAAATGAAAAGTATGCTTTAGTTGATATTAGTTTTACTGTATCTGAAGTAGACCCTTATGATGCTTCTACAGTATATAAAAATGGATCTTTCCGCGGACTAACAGCTACACTCAGGTCTGGCTTACATTATTAAGTAGTAAAGGAGCAAAATTATGGATACACTAAAAAATAAAACCTATGCTAGCTTTGATTACTTAAGTAGATATACTAACGTACCCTATTATTATGATACTTTAAAGGATAGACAAATATTTGGTATTGGCACTAACCTAAAAACTAATACAGAGTTCGTTACTCATAAAGTAAAGAGTAACGATACTCTACATTCGCTTGCGCTTAAGTATTATAATAATCCTACTTATTGGTGGGTAATTGCATATTTTAATAATGTACAGGACTCTTTTAAACCACTTATTGAAAAGTATCAAACACTTAAAATTCCTAATATTACAAGTGTTGAGTTTGGAAGTGTGAATAAATGAGTAACTTAATTTTAAACAGAAAACTTCTATCAAGCCAAGCTAGAATTCAGGTTCCATGGGTTAAGGTAACAATTGGCGACTATACTTTCGGTATATTTGATGACCAAACTAAAAGGTGGGGCGAGGATAACGCCGGCTTCTATCAGCCTTTTTCTATACAGTATCCGCAGTATATCAAGCAGCTTGAAGTAAAAAAGATAAACGGTCAGGTAAATAGATATACTCTAAGTATTGAATATCCAGTTACTCAGTTTGACGACCCAAACTTTTTTGAAAAAGTTTTTTCAAGTGTTAGCAAAACCAGAAAGATTATTTTTACCTACGGTGATGCGGAAACTCCTGCATATATTTATAGAAACGAAGAGGCAATCATAACAAAGGTATCTCAGCAGTTTAGACTGGCTAGTAGCACAATCGCATATACTGTAGAAGCTGTGTCAAGCGCAGCACTCTCAGTAGACGGCAATATAACCATGCTCGGCTCAGGTGGAGCAAAAGTAAAGCCAAGTGATGAAATAAAAAAATTATTTAAAAATAATAAAAGCCTACAAAATACTTTTACAGGTATGTCAGTTGGAAACTTAGAGTCTCTTATTGCTGGTGATGATATGGCAGTTACCCTTGACTCTAAACGAAATATCTCGGCGATCGACTACATAAATTATCTGGTTGGTTGTATGATACCGGAAGGTACTCAAAGTGGTTTAAGTAAAGAAGTCTACATCATGACTATCTATGACGACTCAATTACTAATTCTGATAAAAACCTTAGTAACAAAGGTCCTTATTTCAAGGTATCAAAAGTTTCTGCAGTAATGGAAAGAGATGATGCCTACGAAATCGATATTGGTATAAATACATCTACTATTGTAAGATCTTTTGAAATTGAAGCTAACGAAAACTACTCAATCTACTATGAGTACCAGAATCTGGCACACCCACAGGAGTATGTTCGTAGACTGGGTGATGATGGACTTTGGACCGACGAATATGCACCAACCGGCCTGCTAAGAAATGACCAATCCAGCTTGAGTACTAATGATGTAGTTTGGTGGACAAAGGCTACACAGTTCCCTATAAATGCCACAATACAGATTCAGGGACTCTTACGACCTGCTACACTCATGCAGTATGTAAAACTAAATGTAATTTTCCCTGGTGGTAATAAGCATATAGCCAGCGGCCTTTATATTGTAACTAGACAGATAGATAATATTGGACCGAATGGTTATGCTACAAACCTTGGCTTAACAAGAATTAAAGGTGACATGGATAAAATTAATTAAATACTAAAAACTAAGATAACCTTATTGTATTATATAATAAGGTTATTTTTATTTTAAAGGAGATTTTTTATGGCGCTTAAAGAAATGATTAACCAAAAGTTTATTGAAGCTTTCAAAACAAGAGAGTATATCCGAAGATATCCTTATGAAATTATGAAGCAGAGAATTATGACAGCTGAGAAGTCCGGGCAGTTTGAGCTTCCGCTTACTGATGAGCAAATTGTAAATATCATTGCAAAAGAAGTAAAGGAAAGAGAAGAGCTACTTTCTGTATATAAACCCGAGGATGAACAGTATATTCTTGCAGAGTATTCTATTAAAGAACTTTCTCAGTATCTTCCTAAGCAAATGTCAGAAGACGAAGTTATTGAGATTATCAGAAGGATCAAAGAGACTGAGTCTAATATGGGAAAAGTTATCGGTCTTACTGTAAAAGAAGTCGGCAACAGATTCGATAAGTCTAAGATTGCTCAGTTGGTAAAGAATGTATAAAAATTAAAAAAGGTATTAAATTTGGAAGGAGCTTACTGTATAATAAAATAGCACCTTCCACTTTTATTTACAAAAAAAAATATTTTTAAAATCGAAAGGAAACAAAAAAATGGTTGGATTTATTTTTGGCATTATCTTCCTCATCGCCGGTATTATTACCGCTGTTTGTCTTGCACAGTATAAGAAGACTGAGAAGACTGAAGAGTACGTACTCGACGAAGGAGGCAATCGCGTAAGAAACGCTTATGGCGGTTATCAGACTACAATGAAGAGTACAGTTACAAAGCCTCTTGCAAAGTTCAGTGTAGTTTCTGTAGTTGCAGGTATTTTCCTCGGTCTTCTTCTTACTTTCTTCGGCTGTATTGCTTCAGTTGATACCGGTCATGTTGGTATTGTAAGAACATTTGGTAAGGTTGAGAATTATACCTTTGATGCAGGTTTTCATCTCAAGGCACCTTGGCAGTCTGTAACTAAGATGGATAACAGAGTACAGAAGACTACTATTGAGCTTCCTTGCTTTAGCTCCGACATCCAGGAAGTAAATACTACATATACTGTAAACTATCAGATTTCAAAGACTAATGCTCAGAACCTCTATAGAGATATTGGAACTGGTTATCTTGAGACTGTTGTAAATCCCACAATTCAGGAAACAGTAAAAACTATTATTGCAAAATATACGGCAGAGGAACTTATCGGTAAGCGTGCAGAAGTTGCTGTAGAAATTGAGACTTTGCTTACTACAAATCTTCAGAAGTATAATATTGATGTATCTTCTACTGCTATTGAGAATATGGACTTTACCGATAGCTTTACTAATGCAGTTGAGGCTAAAGCTGTTGCTGCTCAGAATAAGCTTCAGGCTCAGATTGAGCAGGAAAGACTTACTATGGAAGCTCAGCAAGCTGCAGAGCGTGCTAAGGTCGAAGCTGCAGCTCAGGCTGAGGTAAATAAGATCAATGCAAATGCACAGGCCGAAGTTGATAAAATTAAGGCAGAGGCAGATGCAAAAGTTGCTGAGATTAGTGCAAACGCAGCAGAGTATCAGGGTCAGAAGGATGCAGCTATTGCGCTCCAGAGACTTGCTTCTATTAATGGTTGGACAGTAAAGACAGAAAAGATTGATGATACACACACTAAGTATACTGTGTGTTATGCAGATGGCACTCCTGTAACTGAAGCTGACCTTAAGATTGGTGCTCAGAGACTTATTGAGTATTATTACACTCAGTCTTGGGACGGAAAGCTTCCTGATACTTTTGTAGGTGACGGCGACGTTTCTAATATCATTATCGGTAATAACTAAAGAATAGTATAAAGAACAATACTGAGAATTTTATCTCGGTATTGTTCTTTTTTTTTCTATTAATTTATTAATTTAATAAATTTCATATTGTATTATATATTACAAAGTGATTAAGGAGGACGTAAATGATTTATACTTATCAGAAGCCTTTGCAAGGTAAAACAGTTGGTGTTGTCTTCGGAACTTTTGCTCCGCTTCATCAGGGACACCTTGATGTTATTATGCGAGCTAAGAAAGAATGCGACGGTGGTTGTATTGTTATCGTAGACGGTAGAGACGGAGATCGTGGTGGTGAGCTTATGCCTCTTAGAAAGCGTTATCGTTATGTAAGAGAGTTCTTTGCCGACGACGACCTTGTGGCTGTTTACCCTATCGATGAGACTGAGCTTGGTATCGAAGCTTATCCTAATGGGTGGAATAAGTTTATGCTTAAGGTAAATGAGATTATCAGAAATGCTACAGATTTGTGCGAGGCTGTTTTCTATGTAAGCGAGGAGGCATATGCTACTCATCTTGAAAGTCTTGGCTATGAAGTGGTGTTACTTGATAGAACACTTAACCCTATTTCTGCGACAATGATCAGACATAATCCTATTAAGTATTGGGATAAAATTACTTTTCCCTTCAGAAGAGTCTTCAGTACTAATATTCTTATCTGCGGCACAGCAAGTGAAGGAAAAACTACTCTTGTAAAAGACCTTGGTAAGTATTTCAACGCACCCTATTCTACTGAATATGCAAGAGACTATATGGAAGAAAGTTATATTTCTGAGTGGGAACTCGACGGGGCTGACTATCTTGCTTTTCTTGACGGTCAGTATCAGATGAATAAGAAACTCATCAACTCGCCAAGTAATCAGGGAATCTTCTTCGCAGACTCTGATAGTATGACTACTCGAATGTATGCTGAGTATTATCACAGAGACCCTGATCTCGACCTAACTGAGGAAGAGTTTAAAGAAATCGCTGTTGCTGCGGATGCGATCACTAAGAAATGTCGTTGGGATAAAATTTATCTTCTCTGCCCTCACGGAGTATTTGTAGACGACCATACTAGATACATGGCTTTCAGCGGCGATACAGAAAGAAGAGAACTCTTTGAGATTCTTTGTAACAATATCAAAGCTTCAGGTAATTGGGATAAGGTAGTTATCCTCGACGGCGGATATTATAATAACTTTAAGAAAATTGTTGATGATGTAAAGGAGATTATTGAAAATGGTAAAATGGCTTAAGAATGAATTTTGGAACGGCTACACGGCTTTTGAGAGAATCTTTTTCGCTTCCTTGATTTTGCTTCAGGTAATTATGTATTTCATCGTCCCTGACACTGCTATCGGAATTATCTGTGGACTTGCGGGTGTTATCTGTGTCGCTCTCACAGCAAAGGGAAAGATTTCTTCGTATATCTTTAACTTTGTGCAGATGATTACTTATATGATTATTTGCTGGGACCTTGCTCTCTATCTTGAGTTTGGCGAACAGGTGTTCTACTTTATTGTTTGTATCTTCGGCGTTTTTATGTGGAAGAAGAATATGAAGAAGAATGACGACGGTACTGAACAGGTTAAGGCAAAGAAGTTTAAGCTTTGGCAGTGGCTTGGGTCTGTTGGCGTAGTAGCGGTAAGTACTTTCCTTCTTGGTTATTTCGGTGAAGCCGTTCTCGGAAGCACCCTTCCTTATCTTGATGCTATGACTGTTGCTCTTGCTGTTATTGCCCAGCTTCTTATGATTTGGAGATATAGAGAACAGTGGGCGTGCTGGATTCTTATCGATGTAGTAAGTTTGGTTATGTTTATTATTCTCGGTCAGTGGTCTATGGTTGCTATGTATATTGCTTGGACTGCTAATGCTTTCTACGGTTGGTATAACTGGACTAAACTTCAGAAGGCCGCGTAATTTTAAATAGTTAATATTGTATAATATAATAAATTAAATTTGAAAGGATATTTAAAAAATGAAAAAACTTTTTGCACTACTTCTTTGTATTATTGTTCTGGGAACTTGCTGCGTCGGCTTTGCTTCCTGCACTGCAGCAGACAATGTAAACCACAATCTTTCCCAGGCAGCCGACAATTTCCAATGTCTCAGAAAGATCACGGTTTATAATGCTAGAACAGACCTCATTGTTATGGAAATGGAAGGTTATATGAGTCTTTCTAATACATCTACGAGTGAGCTTGTTGTTACTTGTAAGACCGGCGCTGATGAGTACAAAAAGAATTACATCTATCTTAATGAATATGTTATCTATGTAGTCGAAGATATTACGGGCACTTCTACTGATCCCTTCCACTATAAGGTACACTTCTATACAGCCCTTCCTGATTTCGATGTAAATAAGTAAAAGAATATTATAAAGAACAATATAAAGATTCAGATCTTTGTATTGTTCTTTTCTTTTGCTAAATTATACGTAAGAAAATATCACAGAAAGGGACAAACCCTATGAAATTAAACGAATGGAAAGATGGTAACGGAAATAAAATTGGACAGGCTTCGTCTGCAACGGCCGCTACTATGACTAAAACAAATAAAGATAAGTTTATTAGTTTACTTTATTATATAATGAGAAACAGAGGTTCTCAAGTGCTTGATTCTAAAGTGCTAGGTCTTAATGATACTGGCTTTACTTACAGAGAATTACGTAAGATACCAACTGGTCAAGAAGAACTAATTGCCGTAGTAATTTTTACCGATGATCGTTGGCACATGAGTATCTATAAAAACGGTAAATGTGTAGATAACTATGCAGGAGAATCATGGGAGACTTTATTAGAAGCTCTCGAGGGTTATTATAATGTTCCTGTATCTGGTACAAAGGAATATGATAAACTATGTGAGTGGCTAGACAGTAAAGGAAATAAAGTAAGTATCTCTTCTTCGACACCCACCACAAGTACTTCTATCAAAAACAATGTTGATCAGACAGACAGATATAAAAGTCTAGTGGCACAAATAGATGCTGATGGCATTAGCACTTATACATTAAATGATTTAAATGCTACCGAACTTAATATTACAGTAAACCGTCCTAATAATAAAACTTTAGATATTAAAATAATCTATGACCCTGCTACTGACACATATACTCTGAGAATGCTTGGACGTGAGCTTAAAGGCTGTGACTACAAAAAAGATATTCTGGAATTATTAGTAATAGGAAAAATTATTAAAGATACTAATCTCTGTGAGTCGGCACTTAATGAGTTTGTAGATAAGAATGGAAAAAAGATAAATTTAAACAATTCTGCTGCACAGACAACTAATAAGACTTCTACTAAAAATTATCCAGACCAAACAGAAAGATATAAAAAGCTTTTAGCCCAAATTGACTCAGACGGATTTTGTAAGTATACTATTAATATATTAGATGATAGAATACTTGCTATTACTCTTAATAACGGAGTCGGAGTAAAAATAATTTTTAAACCTTATGTTCCTTGCTACTTAGTTCAAGTCGACGGCTATGATAATAACTGTGATACTTTTGAAGATGTTCTAAAGCTTTTAATTATCGAAGGTATTATAGGAGATACCGACTTATGTGAGTCTACTTCCTTTGCCGACGACTTTAAGATATACGAAGATATGTGGAACTAATTAAATAATAAAAAGAACGAGTATAAAAAGTATTCGTTCTTTTTCTTTTTCGGCCGACATGAAAAAAAAATAATATGAGTTATATTTCCTTCTTAATCTCATATATAGAATACATATAATAATCCTACTATATATAAAATGAGTTATACCTTTTCATATATATAAATAAAACTTCTTTCTTCCTTAAGCCCCCTTATTAAACCATCAAGTTATTAAAATAATAAATAAGTTAAAAATATTACGCTAAATTAATTGAATGGGAAAAAGGATTGGCATAGTTAGACTCAAATCTAATATAACCTATTTAAATAGCTAACTACTTGCTTCTGAGGCTTGCTTCCTTGGAAGCTTTTAATCTATATAGAAAGGCAGCAAGAAAAGATGAATATGAATTTTATTAATGCTCTTCATGCTCTTAGCGCTATAGCAGAGGGCGGAGCGGATTATCAGAAAGAATATCAAGAGTATATAGAAGCACATAAAGAAAGAGTAAAGAAGTTTGCTTCCTGGCTAGAAGAAAATTGTCCTGAAGTTTTCGAGGGCGTCGACCTCGATGCTTTCCATGAAGTTATTAATGAACACGATGAGTCTAAATTCTCGGAAGAAGAGTTCGAGCCTTACGCTCAGAAGTGGTATGGCAACGGAGAGAAGACCTTCGAGTATGAGGAAGCATGGAAGCATCACTGGATGAACAATGAGCATCACCCTGAATTCTGGCTGGGAGAAGACATGCCTTATATCTATATTCTTGAGATGCTCTGCGACTGGGGTTCCTTCTCTATAGATAAGGGAGACCTAAAAGAACTTTCTGATTTTTATTATAATAAAGCTATGGACGACCCGGAGAAGAATCTTTCTGATGCTACTAAAGAAATAATCCAAGATGTTCTTTCTCATATAGAGTCCGCGGCAGAAAGAGAGGAATAACTTATGGCTGAACCTTTAAAGCTAGAATGTTCAGTAGAATTTGAAGATGAGTGGCGACAGCTTGAGTGCCATTGGGATTATAAAAGATTTTTTACTATTAAGTGTAAACTTTTTCATGGTGCTGTTTATACTGCCGCGCACACAAAAGTATCCGATGGAGAAAGTCTTGGTTTTGCTAGCGGTAGGGACAAGTTAGAATTTTATTATCTCGAAGGTGTCTACCTTCCCATTCTAACTACCTTTAAGGCTGCCACTGTCACTGCTTACAAGACAAAAAGTAAGTTAGAAGTATATAATAATTATTATAGAAATGCAACTATATTTGAATGTCGCATACCTTTTGAAAATCTGGACTTAAAAACTTTATGTAAAGCTAACGGCTGCTTTACTGCTAAGGTAAAAGCCTTCAGCGATACTGGCGCTGTTTATGAAAAAACCTGTTCAATAAATACTGCAGCAGCGAAGCTTCCTTATTATCTTGAGTTCGCCCCAACCATGAGCGGCGTGGTAGAAGTAAAGAAGGAGACTTCCTATAGAACTAAGTGCTCTTGGACTAAGGCAGAGCCGGCTGCAGACTATTCTCCTGTATATGGCTACTGTGTAGAGCTTAGATATAGAGCAGGAGAGTCAGGATCTTTTAGTGTGGTAAAAGGACTGACCGCAGTAAAGAAAGATTCAGGCTACTGGCTTGAGAAGTCTGATCCTGCTGTTACGGCTTCTATAGAGGCACTCGAGGATGAGCCGCCGATCGAAAGTTATGAAATAGCCGGTAAAGATATTGAAGTCCCTATCTTAGGCGCCGATACTACTGAAATTTATTTTAATCCATTAGACCTGGGTATAGAGAGAGATTATCAAATAAAGGTTGCTGTATATCCTTTTACGGTTTATGGACTTTCTGTAGACTACGAGCCGACAGAGGATGAGATACTAAATAGCTCTTTACTCGCCGGTCCCGGAATTTCTTCTGAGGCACTTAATAAACAACTCGGTTTAGTAAGAATCAAAACTTCTAAGGGTTGGGTAGAAGGTCAAGTCTGGGTTAAGACCCCTAATGGCTGGAAGGAGTCCTGTGGTGTGTACACAAAAACTCCTACAGGCTGGAAAGAATCAATTTAATAAATTTAAGGCCTCTTCACAGGGGCCTTTATTTTTACAATTTGTTTTGGCGCGTTTTAAGCTACCTATTTCGCGTTTAAGACTGCAGACATATAAACACCAGGCCCCCTACCATAAAACTCGATACAGAGAGAATAAGGAGCCCTGTCGTCGATGTTCTAGCCTTACCTACCTGTGCCCGGAAAATAATTTACAAAAAGTTTGCAAATATTTATTAAACTATTAAATTAATAAATTAATAGCTCGCCTCAATAAATAACATATTTTTCTGATAATTTTTTAATAAATTGATAAATTACTAGATATTATACTGTATATTATTATATATAGATCTATAATAATAAATATTGTTTAGCTCTATAGGCCAACGGCCTAGCGGCTTGCCGCAATAGCTATATATTTTTCTCAAGATCTAAAATAAAAATAAAAAATATATAAAAAAAATAAATATATCTATTATAGATATATAATATAACGCTGGAGTATTATATATATAGCGTTAGACGCGTGCGCGCGTGCTAATTATTTTTCATAAAAAATTTATTTTTCGAATTTTAAGGAGTTTGATAGATTATGTGTTCTAATACCACCCGTAAATCAGCTAGTTTTAAGTGCCCACATTGTGGTGCTCAATACCTTCCGGGAGAAATTTATATACCTGGTGCCTTGATCGGCCAGCCGGAAGATTTAGTAAAGGATTCTCTTGGTAAGATCATTTATGAAGACTACCGAGAGGGAAAAGAACCCGACATGATTGAGCATTATATTTGTGATTACTGTGATAAACCCTTTGTAGTTGAAGCAACTATTACATATAAGACTATGGCAGAAGCACCAGAGAAGGACTTTTCTACCCAATATGTCTCACTCTTAGACTAATTATACATATTTCAGGCTAAATTTAGTGCTAATTTGCACATTTTTGCGTTTTTTAGCACAAATTTAGCCTTTTCCTTACGCGTGCGCGTAAAGGCGTGCGTAACTTCCGAAATTACAAAAATCTCATTCTGTAACTTCTGTAATTTCGGTAATCTCATTTATTTCAAATACGTAACTTAGGAGATTTCGTTATGATTAAGATTTACGAGATTTCTCCTCCACAGAAAATATCAGGCCTTAGTTCTCTTATAGTCCAATTCGACTATAATGAATACATAGTAGATTCTATTAAGACTATTCCTACTGCCCACTACCACAAGAAAGAAAAGGTTTGGGAGCTGCCTGTTTGTTATCTAGGTAGATTACTTGATAGCCTGACTTTCTTGGATGAGATACAACTACGATTACTTGATACACCGGAAAACGGTGAATTTCATTTTAATAAAAACTTTGACCTGGAGCCCTTGACCGAAATTGAGAAAGTTTCGTTCAAGATGAAACCATTCGAACATCAGCTCGAGGCTATTAACTTTGGGTTAGACAAAGAGAAGTGGCTACTCCTTGACTCTATGGGTCTAGGAAAGACTAACTCTATCATCTGGCTAGCAGAGACTCTTAAGAGGAGAGGGATAATCGATCACTGTTTCATTATCTGCGGAGTCAACTCCCTAAAGCAGAACTGGAAGAAAGAGATTCAGAAGTTCTCGACCGAGTCGGCTGTTGTACTAGGAGAGTACACTACTAGAACCGGAACTACTCGCTATAGGTCCATGGACAAGAGAGCTCAGCAACTCAAGGATCCAATAGAGGAGTTCTTCGTGATCACTAACTTAGAGTCACTCAGAGACGACCGGATCATCGAAGCTTTCAATAAGTCAGCTAATAAGTTTGGGATGATTGCTTTCGATGAAGCTCATAAGGCAGCGACTAAAACTTCTCAGCAGGGAACTAACCTACTTAAGCTTGAAGCTCCCTTTAAGATCGCCGCTACCGGAACCCTGATAACTAATAATCCCCTCTCGGCCTATGTCCCTCTCTCGTGGACCGGGAATGATAACTCTATTCTGACTAACTATAAATCTCAGTACTGTAATTTCGGAGGTTTCAAAAACAACCAAGTTATAGGATTCAAGAATCTTGAGGTTCTACAGGAAGTTATTAAGTCGTGTTCACTTAGAAGAACTCTAGACCAAGTTAGATCAGACATGCCGCCGAAGACAGTAACCCTGGAACTTCTAGAGCCGGAAGATGATCAGCGTAAGTTCTATGAAGCAATCAAAGAAGGAGTCAAGGAAGAAGCCGATAAGATCGAACTTAAGACCTCGAGTCTCCTTGCTCTCACTACTAGACTTAGACAAGCTTCAGCCTGCCCGAGTATCCTGACTACTCAGCCGGTTAGTTCATGTAAAGTGGATCGCTGTCTAGAGCTGATCCAAGAACTTACTTCTCAAGGAGAGAAAGTTGTGGTACTCTCTGTCTTTAAAGAAACTCTAAATGAGCTTGCAGCGAAACTCGGGGAATTTCGTTTTAGTATAAATACTGGAGATATCCCGGATCCGGTAGTCGCTAACAACGTTGCTAGATTCCAGGATGATCCTAAGGAGCAAGTCTTTATAGGAACTTGGGGTAAAGTCGGAACTGGCTGGACCTTGAACTCTTCTTCTTACCTCATATGTCTAGATACACCTTATACAGCAGCAATGTTCGACCAGGGCACAGATAGAATCTGGAGAGTTAATAACACTCGACCCGCTTTCATTACTGTGCTCATGTGTAAGGATACAATAGACGAGAGGGTTCAGCAGATCATAGAGACTAAGAAAGAACTAGGAGAGTATCTCGTAGATGGAGTCGAATTTAATAACACCAATAACTACAAGCTTGACGACGAACTCAGAGCAATCCTTCGAGATCTCTAAGGAAGCCAGGGAACTCGGATTAGTAGTTCGCTACGATACTATAGAGTACAGAGGGGAAACTGTGAACTTCCTCTCTGATCCTCCCGGTCATCAGTGTTTCGCTCAGTGGAGAGGGAAGCTGGTAGATCTAGGATTAAACAATATCTACTACAAAGAAGATATGTGTAAGTTTGTGGATCGAGAACTCGACCTTATAACTGACTTCCGTAATTGTCCGGATTTCGCCGGCGCGAAATTAGAGTATTTTCATAACGGCGACTTTAGAGATATTAGACTCTGCTACAAAGGTCGGATACTTAAAGTCTTCTTAGTCGCCGGCGAAGTGAACGAAACTTTCCTAATTTCGGAATCAACCCGGATTCTTAGAACGCCGGGAATTATTGACGAAACTTGATCAATTTCGTTTGCTAAATTATACGATTGAATTTTTGTAAGGAGAATTACATAATGGTAACATACATTTATTTTGTAAAGTGCCCTAACTGTGAAGATGAGCACTTTGATTTCTTTGATGATGCTAAAGCTTTCGCAAGAGGTTGCATGAGTAAGAAACCTATTATCACTCAGACTGAGGTAGAGAGAAATGACTTTGGTGAGTGTACTGACTCTTCTGATCTCGGAACTATCTGGTCTTGGGAAGATGAGATGGAAGAACCCGAAGCAGAACCTGAAACTAAGTTCTCTAAAGATGACGTTGTGAGTGACTACGACCCAGACACTGACCCTGAATTCGCAGATGACGATTTTTTTGCTGTTAATGACGACTTATACGAAAGTGCCGAAATTTCGTTTACTAATAATGCCGACAGAGATGAGTTTTTTAAGCTTTGTTCCGAAATTGGTATAGTTACAGGTGCGGACCTTAAGAAGTTTATGGATGAGTTTGGTGCAGATGACAGCAATATTCTTGCTAAGCTTAGAGAGTACAGAGCAGAACTCGGAGATGACTTTAAGATCGAGGAGTGCCAAAGAAAGCCGATTCCTGAGGGAATGACTATTGAGCAGTTAGTAGAGACCATGCAAGAGAACGAGGACATGGTTGAGTGTGCTGGTTGTGAAGAGCTCTTTCCTAAGGACGAGTGTTTCCATAAAGATGATATTGGCTGGCTCTGTGGTGATTGCGAAGACAGAATAGTTAAGTGCACTTGGTGCGAAGAACTTTATGATAAAAGTGAGTGTCGTTATGAAGTAGACCTTGGATGGCTCTGCAGTAGATGCGAAGCTGCTATTAAGTCGAGAGGTGAAACTCTTACTTTCCGAGAGGGAAACTATTGGGATTTCCTTGACGAAGATGTAGAGGAACTTCATGACCTTGGAAATACTTACGATGGTGGTTATCCTGAAACTCGTACTTGGATGTGCTATCTTAATGGTAATGACCTTGGTACAGTAGAAGCTACTACTGAAGAAGAAGCTTATCTTAAGATGGAACAGACTTGGCCAGAATATAGATACAATAACGAAGATGTCCAGGTAATTCCGGTAGATGAGCTTGAGGAGAGCACTTCTAAAGTGGATACTCTTGAAGAAGCTACAGATTACAGAAAGCGTTTGACTGCTTGCCCTGAATGTGGCAGTGAGTCATACGATGCTGAAACACGTTTCTGCCTTAAGTGCGGATTTAATTAAGTTTAAACTGAATAACTAATAAGTCTCAGGTTAGAAATTCATTTTAATATATCGTATATTATGAGAGGACTTAATATACGAAAATAAATAAACTAATAGGATGGTAATTTAAAATGAAGAAAGATAATCAGAACATTGAAAATGTTGCGAAGGATACCAAGCTTGGCTACTCCTTCTATTCCAGATTGCTCGGCAAGCCTTTCGATACAGTAGAAGAGCTTGCTGCAGCAGAAACTGCTTACTATGATAAGCTCAGAGCTAAGGATGAGAAAGCCGCTGCTAAGAAAGCAGATGCTCAGAAAGTAGAGGATGCTTTTAAAGCTCTCAACGCAGCTCGTAGAGATTATAAGAGTAAGCTTAATCAGCTTACGGAAGAGTTCAGTGAAGCACTCGCAGACCTTAAGAAAGCTTACGAGCTTGGTAAGGCTGACATCCATAACACTCTCGCTGCCGCAGAGAAAGCTTATGATGATGCGCTCAGAACCTTTACCGAAAAGTATCCTGAAGGATATCACCTTACTCTTAAGGATGGCGATTTCGAAACGACTATTAGTAGTCAGACCACGAAGAATACTTTTGATAATAAGAATCTCGCGGATATCTTCAGCCTGCTGTTTAATATTTAAGTATACATAAAAAATTACTGAGACAATTTAAAAATTTCGATTTTTTATTGTATTATATAATATAAGATGAAAATCTTGTAGACAAGTTTCCTCCTTTGTTAAACGCCTTGATGATTCCTCCGATCAAGGCGTTTTTATTTTATTTAGTTATAGGATGTATTATGCAAACAACAGAAGCACAACAGCTTTTATCAGAAATATTTGAACGAGCCGAAAAAGAACAGATTACAGAATTTCAGCTTATTACTTCTTGGGATGCTTTTATAGGCTGCTGGAAATTCCATAAAGCAACTAAGTTAATTATTAACGCTCTTAAAGATTCTTCTGCAACCTTATTTAAGGAGTACTGTAGTGAGGTAGCTACCGGATCTGCTGTAGTAGAAAAGCTTCTTGCTTATAATAGACTGCAGAACGTTATTGAGTTCTATGAGAGAGATCTTGCGGTATTACGAAGTATGCTGGATGAGTACGATGAATATCTTGGGAATGGCCACTTCTGGTATTCTTTCTTAGGAGGCGAGAGGGACTTATGGAACTAACTACTCTATTTCAGACTTATGCTGAGCTTGAGAACCCGCCGGTAATTGAACTACTTAATATCCGGAAAGAACCGGTTGGAGCTATCTATTTAGATAAGTTTAAGTATAAGAATTTCGTAGTATCCGAAACGAATAACTCTGAGAAGTACTATCTTTATGTCGATGGACTCGGAATTTATTTCTCTTTTTATCAAAAAATAACACCGTAATTATCGTATAATATTATAGGTGATTGCGAGTATGTGGTGTTCATTGGCATCAGGGGCGATGAGGTAAAACTCGTCGTCCCGCTCCTTTTATAGGGTAAAATTGACCCTGTAATCAGCTAAATTAAATACAGAGTTTCGGCTCTTAGACATAAAAATTAAGGAAAGGTATTGATTATGCAAAGAGTTATTAAGCGTGATGGCAGAGAAGTCGAATTCGATAAGTCTAAGATTATCAAGGCAATTTCTCAGGCTAATCAGGAAGTTATTAAATCAAAGCAGATTGGTCCTAGAAAGATTGATCAGCTTGCAACTATTGTAGAAGAGAAGTGTAAAGTATATAAGAGGGCAATTAAAGTCGAGGACATTAATGACCTGATCGAAGACGAACTCATCTCCCGAAATTACAACAATCTCGTTCGTGCATTTATTAAATATAGATACAATAAGGAGCTTGTTAGAAAGTCAAACACTACCGATGATTCGATCTTGAGTTTGATTAACCTCGCAAATGAGGAACTCAAGCAGGAGAACGCGAACAAGAATCCTGTAGTTAATTCTACGCAGAGAGATTACATGGCAGGAGAAACTAGTAAGGATATTACCAGAAGACTTCTTCTTCCTAAGGATGTAGTCAAGGCTCATGATGATGGTACTATTCACTTCCATGACTCAGATTACTTCATTCAGAAGATGCATAACTGTGATTTAGTTAATCTCGAAGATATGCTTCAGAACGGAACCGTAATTTCCGGTACTCTAGTTGAGAAGCCTCATAGTTTTGCTACCGCTTGTAATATTGCGACACAGATCATCGCACAAGTAAGTAGTAACCAGTATGGCGGTCAGTCAATCACCCTCTCACATCTTGCTCCTTTCGTAGACGTCTCTAGGCGTAAGATTATGGATGAAGTAAGAGCTGAATTCGATATGGTAGGTTTCGATACAGAAGCTGAAGCCGAAATTGCTGCAATTACAGAAAAGCGTGTAAGAGCAGAAGTAAAGCGCGGCGTTCAGACTATCCAGTATCAGGTTAATACCCTGCTCACTACAAATGGTCAAGCCCCTTTCATCACTGTGTTTATGTATCTCAATGAAGTAGAAGATGAGCGGACTAAGAAAGATCTTGCGATGGTTATCGAAGAAGTTCTTCGTCAGAGAACTGAGGGCATCAAGAATGAGAAAGGCGTCTGGGTTTCCCCCGCGTTCCCAAAACTTGTATATGTTCTAGAAGAAGATAACGTGTATCCTAATTCCGAGTACTGGTATCTTACTAAGCTTGCAGCAAAGTGTACTGCTAAGCGACTTGTTCCGGATTACATTAGTGAGAAGATCATGAAGGAACTCAAGGAAGGCGGATGCTTCGCTCCTATGGGTTGTAGATCCTGTCTCTCTCCTTGGTATGATGAGAATGGTAAACAGAAGTGGTACGGCCGCTTTAATAAGGGTGTAGTCACCGTCAACTTAGTTGATGTCGCGTGTGGATCCGATGGTGCGAACTACTCGAAGGATCTTAGTAGCTTCTGGAAGAACTTCGATGAAGTACTTGAGCTCTGTCATAAAGCCCTGCTCTGCCGCTACGAAAGACTCAAGGGTACAGTAAGCGACGTCGCTCCCATCCTCTGGCAGCATGGTGCTATCGCTAGACTTAAGAAAGGTGAGACTATCGATAAGCTTCTTACTGGCGGATACTCGACTATCTCACTTGGATACGCTGGTTTGTGGGAATGTGTGGTAGAACTTATTGGTAAGGACCTTCTAACCGAAGAAGGCCAGGAACTCGGACTCGAGATCATGCGATACATGAACAAGAAGTGCGATGAGTGGAACAAGGAACTCTATCTCGGCTTCGGAATCTACGGAACCCCTCTTGAGAGCACTACTTACAAGTTTGCTAAGTGCTTGCAGAAGCGCTGGGGCGAAATTCCCGGAGTTACAGATAAGAACTATATTACTAATAGTTATCATGTTCATGTAACTAAAGAGATAGATCCTTTCGAAAAGCTTGCGGTAGAAGCGAAGTTCCAGAGACTTTCTTCCGGCGGTGCAATCAGCTACATCGAAAGTGCGAACCTAGAGAATAACCTCGAAGCAGTACTTACAGTAATCCAGTATATCTACGATAACATCATGTATGCGGAACTCAACATTAAGTCAGACTACTGTCAGGAGTGTGGCTGGGATCGTGAGATCATGATCGTAGAAGATGAGTCGGGTAAGCTTGTCTGGGAGTGTCCTAACTGTGGTAACAGAGACCAAAGCAAGATGAATGTTGCTAGAAGAACTTGTGGCTACATCGGAACTCAGTTCTTTAACCAAGGCAGAACTGCAGAGATTAAAGACCGCTTCGTTCATATGGACTGTCATGAGTGTGGGTGCTAATGAATTATAGTCAGATTAGAAGTTTAGATATTGCTAATGGCCCTGGCTGCCGGATCAGTCTCTTCGTTAGTGGCTGCGAGCACAGATGTAAGAACTGCTTTAACCCGGAAACTTGGAACTTTGATCATGGCAAGGAGTTTACTGAGGATATTTTAACTAGTATCCTCAAACTCGCTAAGCCGGATCATATTAGCGGACTGAGTATTCTTGGTGGAGAACCCTTGCACCCTAGGAACCTTGCTGAGGTATGTCGACTTGCCAGAAGATTTAAGGAAGTGTATCCGGATAAAACTGTTTGGCTTTGGACCGGCTACTTGTTAGAAGAAGTATTAGAGGGTCTAGTAGATTCCGGAATCGATGTAGTAGTCGACGGTAGATTCGTAGAAGAACTAAAAGACCTTAGACTGAAATATCGCGGATCTTCGAACCAAAGAATTATCGACCTAAAAGAAACTCTCCGAACCGGCGACCTTATATTATATGAATAAAAAGATTAACGTTTGTTATTATTGACGAAACCCTATATTTCGTTTATATTAACAAACGTTATTTTTATTTTGCACAAAAGCACACAGAAAAATTATTGAAACTTTGTTGGTTTTGTCGGTTTACAAATCGCGCGAAACGTGATATAATATTAATGTAAGAAAACAACGGAGGAAATTAAAATGAGTAAATTTAATGTTGGTGACATTATCAAAGCAAAGCCCGAGTGGCTCGGACCTCGTGAGACTGGTGAGGAGAGATACCTCGTTCTCGAAGACAGAGGCAATAAAACTTTAGTTGCCTACATCGATGTGAATCATGTATTCTCTTTCGGCAGCACTCATGTCTACGCAGACGAGTGGATGGAACTTGATCCCAATCCATCAAATGAAGTTCTCATGACGATTATGGATATGACCAATGGAAAGATGTGAGGAGGAAAACAGATGAGACAAAGAACGCATGAAGTCAGAGCTAAGAAGCCTGACAACATTATTCGCTTTACGATCGATGTTGCTTCAGTTCCTAACCCTGATAGAAAGTTTAGCCGGCTAAAGAACAAAGCTCAGGTCTTTGACGACCGCCGAAAGAGAAAGCCTAAGTATAAACCCAATTACATGGAGGACTAAAATATGATTACATATAAGATTCATCAGATTAAGGACATCGCAAATACTGACTATGCTTTCAGAGGTTATGATCCTAAGAAGTTTAATTTCAAGGATTACGAGTGCCTCGGAGAGGGAGAGTTCGATGCAGAAGCAAAGACTGCTACCGAGATTTGTGATATTATCTTTCATGTATTTAACATGAGAATGCCGGCAGACTTTAAGGGACACTCTTTATCAGTGAGCGACGTGATTGAGCTTAAGACTGATATTACCACAAGCTTTTATTATTGTGATATTGTTGGTTGGGTGCGCATCAAATAATTATTAACAATTTATTTACAGTCTGTTAGCACATTATCTGACAAAATATGTTATAATATAAATGTAAGAAAAATTTAAGAGAGGTACATATTATGAACGTAAAAGAATTGTTTGAGAATGAAGAGCTTATGGATTCTATCGTAGAGGACATCGAGGATATTCCTGAAGACTCTGAAGTAACTTACGAAGTATGGGCACTCGGCTACAATGATGAGGACGAGCCTACCGATACCGAAGTTCTTGTTGGAGAGTTTGTTAACCCTGATGAAGCCGTCGCTTGTGCAGAGAAAGTTACTGTAGTAGCACTCGATGAGATCGGTTATGAGAAACTTGATAAGTCTACTATGTACTTCTCTATTGAAGTTGAAACTGTAGTGGCTGATCCTGACGATGAAGGTACTATAAATATTGGTACTATCTATTCGAGAGACCTTTGGATTGATGATGAGTACGGTCCCGACTATGAAGAGAATATAGTAGCTCTTGCTGATGAAGATTATGAACTCCTCGATGATGGCACTCTTAAGATTCCCTGCAAACTGCTAAGAGACTTCAATAAGAATGATCTTATTGGAATCGACTTTGTTAAAGAAGTCAACAAGGCTATTCTCTTCTATAAGATTATTTCGAAGGTTACTTACGCTGACGGCAACTATTACCACTGCGAACTTATTATTTAAGGGTTTACAAAACTCTTCATTTATTATATAATAGACTTGTATCCTAAATACACAACCATTAAAGCCAAACGTTTTTCCGTAGACTCATAGGGAAGAGCATTATAATATTTTTATTCTAATTGCCTAACTTCTATAAACCTTCTTAATCGGCTCTTCCTTATGGTGTCTCTACATATTGCACAGAAATAAATAAAATAATTTTGAAAACTTCGGTTGTTTTGTCAGTTTACAAATCGACCTTTTTGTGATATAATATATACGTAAGAAACACTGATACTTTGGAGGAAAGTAAAATGGAAAAACTTTATATTGTTTGTTGGGGCTCGGCTGGACAGGACGATGTTGGAAACTCTAAAGCTTTTTGCGGAGTTCACGGAGTTTATACTTCTAAGTCTGACGCTCTCAAAGGTCTTGTAGAGTGTAAGGATGTCTGCTATGACGAGGTTGTTCAGTCCGATGACCATGTGGAGCTTGAGTACAACATGTCTCGTACCAGAGTCTATGGTTCCGAGGCTGAAGAGTACTTCGAGATTGATTGGGACTTTGCAGATGTGACCAACGAAATCTATATTACTATTGCTGAGCACTGAGGAGGACTACATAATGTTTTACCAGACTGGAATTGATATTACAAACGATAAGCAAATGTTCAATTTTCTTAAGGACCACTTCAGATACCCTACTATGAACTCTTGGAACGGAGTTTATTCTATTGCAAACAACGTAAAGGTACATAGACTTAATCTCAGCGGAGACTGCTGGACTGCTCTTAATCTTCTTAATAACGGAGAGTACGAAGTACTTAACGATATAATCAGAGAATGGGAGAGGGAGCATCCCGGTTACGTTGTCGGCTTCAATGGAAGAAGCGGTGGTTATCTTGTTCTTTATAACAAAGACGACCGTGGTGATGTTCTTCCTTGCTCTATAACTGATAATGATGATTATTCTCAGTATAAGGAATGGTGTCGTTATTACGGATATACGGTAAAAGAAAACCGCTTTGAGCTTCAGATGTTTACTAAGCTCGTTCGTGAGTTCGATAAACTTTGTGATGAACTCAGAGCTTTCTGTGATTGGCTGTCTCAGCTTAAGTTCGAAGTTATCGAGATGGATAAAGCTGTCGAAGACTTCAACTATATTTATGCTGACGACCTCGAGTACCTCGGCTTTGCTGAGCTCTCTTGCACGGATGAGGGTAAGGTAGACTGCTCTGAGATTCGTCAACTTGCTTGCTTGATGGAAGCTTTTATTAAGCTTGCAGACCGTTCTGACTCTGGGTATTCTATTACCTGTGATGATAACGGAATAACGTATTATGAGCATTACTAATTTGTGAATAGTTTGTAAACATATGCCAAAAGGGGTTTACTTTTGTCACAAAATGTGTTATAATGTATTATACGAAAGATAAACGGAGGATATACATATGCTAAATGATACTAAGAAAGATTTGATTGAGCAGGCCCGCAAACTTGTAAAGCCCTATGAGCAGTATTCTATCGACGAACTTGCCGATGCTTACTGCGACGCAACTGACACTGGTAATGAACAGCTGAAGAACATTTATATCTCGGCACTTATTCTTCGCTTCTGGTATAAGATTGATAAGATGTACAGAGAGAATACTGTTGCACCTTGTCTCGAGTACGAAGATTTCTTCTGGTGGCTCTATGAAGCAATCGAGTACGCTTGTAAGTACAGAGGCTGGAGAGACGAGACTAAGAAACTTAATGCACAGCAGTGTATCAATAAGTGTATTGATACTATTAAGCTTCAGAAGTACTATGATCTCAGGCTTGATAAGAAGAAGGCTGTAAACTACTGCACTAGTATGGACGCTCCGATTGCCGGTGATTCTGATGATGAGGCAAAGACTCTCGGTGATATGCTTGAGGATGAAGACGACTGCTTCGACACTAGTGCTGATGACGTTATGATGCTGGTTCAGAACTATATCAATCGTAATAAAATCATTGAAGCTATCTTAATTGATAATATTGCTTTCAATGACGTACAGCGACACTCTAAAAGAACTATTAAGACCACTAATGCCGACGGTGAGACTTATAGATATACTGAGCACAGCTCAGAGTTCTGGCCCTATAAGCTGGTTCAGATTGTAAGTAAGCTTCCGGCTACATATAAGAGTTCTTTTATGAGACGTTATCACATTTCAGAAGAGAAACTTACTACGGTTCTCGATGCGATTGAGAGAGCTAACAATCAGAAGCTTTATAAGTACCTTAAGAGTTGTCTTGCTGAGCTTAAGGTAAGTTATGCGCTGTAAAACTCTAGGCCGGCTTAAAACCCCGGCCTTTTATATTGTATAATATAATAAAAAACGAAACTCGGAGGATTTCAATTTTGTATCTGGATTTATTTGACGAACTAAGATTAAATAAAAGACTTGTGAAGATTGC